ATGTTGTATATTCATCAATCTCAAACCGGACTTTATCAGAATATGAATTAAATCTATTTTCCGCCTTTGCGATAAGACTTGAATTCATATTATTAGCATTAAGCATAGCTGTTACGCTTGTAGTATTTTGCTCTTTTGCAAGTTTAGATAATGCAACTCTTAGTTTGCTTGTATTTACAATTACAATATCCATAGCTTATCCCTCCACAATCTCTAATTTCTCGCTATCATTAACAATCAGCATAATCAACTGGCTATCTATCATTTCAGCAACTTTCTTCTGATTCCGTTCATCTAAGTTCTCTACATCGTCAAGAATGATAGGTACTGATATTCCACTAATCTTCTGAATAGAATTGCAAATATCAACTCTGCCTAAAATCCTGTTGCCCTTGTTAGACATAGTTGTTAAAATACTCTTTCCGTCAACTGTAGGTATGCAACAACTCTTGTAACCACCAGACTTTGTATAAGTAAACAACTGCCACTTAACTAACCCAAAATGGCTGTTTACTGCTTCTGTCAAGGTTTCGTTCTTTGTTTTGTCTAATTCGTCAAGTAAATCAATAATTTTCTCGGCATTAGCCTTATTCTGTTCGCTATCAATCCTTGTCTGCTTTAATTCTTCAAGCCGCTGTTCGTCTCTCTCTGTGTTACTTTCAGCAATCTTCTGTTCAACTTCTGATAGCTGCTGCCTAAGTTCGCTTTCCTGTGCCTTTAATTCAGCCTTAACTGCCGATATGTCATTAGCCTTGTGCATAGCTTCTTCTTTTTCGGCAATCTGCTGTTCAAGTGCCTTGTACTCTTCTGTTACTGTCACATCAATTTCCTGTGGAAGTTCGGATAACTGCTTTTCAAGGTCTGCAATGGCTGTATTCAGCATTTCAAGGCTTTCTTTGTGCTGTGGCAACTCTGCTTTAAGACTTTCAAGCTTAGCTTTTTCCTTATCAAGCCTTTCCTTGTACATATTGCCATTATCAGTAATTGTCTTTAAGTTATCAGCCTTATGTTTTGCAAAATCAGCCTTTAACTGTTCTTTCTTATCTTCCTTATATTCATTACCGCAATAAGGACAGATAAGGCTCGAATCGTCAAACTTGCGCTCGTTTTCTTCTTTCCACTTATCACGCTCTGTCTGCAAGGAAGCCTTAATGCACTCAATAGCCTTTTCCGAACTAACAATACATCTTTCGGTATCGGCAACAGTCTTTTTTGTCTGCTTAACAAGAAACTTCTTATCAGCAATCTTGTCCTCAATCTCTCTTCTAACCTTGATATTCTCCTCGTTAGCCTTGCGTGATAAATCTCCCTGCTTGAACTTCAAATCAAGAACATCTGCACTAGCCTTGTCATATTCATCTATCAGCTTGTCATTGTCAGTCTGCTTTGCAATGCAATCAGTAATCTGTTCTTTAAGGCTATTTCTAAGCAATTCAAGGTCAGATACATCAATATCAGATTTAATCTGAATATCTCTTTCCTTTTCCTTAATCTGTCCGTCAATAACAGGCGATTGCTTGTCAACATTAGACGAAATCAATTTATTCATTGAGCGGATTTCTTCGACAGTGTATTTTTCAAGCATTGGTACTAATTCTGCCAACTCTTTTCTTGACCTTGCCATATCTAAGTCCGTAACACTTTCAATTAAACTGAAAAGATATTCTCTCATTTCATCTGGCTTTCTACTAAGAAAAGCATTGATATTACTGCAAGCCTTGAACATCTTCATATTAATGCCCAGATACTCATTAAATGCTGTTAAAGTCTTAGGAACGCTGTTGATGTAATAAGAGTTATTATCACTGACAGTTGTTACAATTTTTCCATCTTTTACAGCTTCTTTATAAGTACGCTTCTGAACTTTCTTCATAGTGATTTCTTTTCCGTCAACATCAAGTGTAAGTTCAACACTTGTGTCCATATCATCAACTGATTTTCCGTCAACTTCTCGTCTAACTACTGGATTATCCTTTAATTCATAATCGCAGTTAAACAAGCACCACAGATAAGCCGTTGCAATAGTCGACTTGCCCTTGCCATTCTTAGCCACAATTTTTGTAATGGCATAGAAGTCAAATTCTGCGTGTGCATAACACATAAAGTTTTCAAGTACTACCTTTTTTAAAACTGCTCTTTCCATAAACATATCCTTTCTTTATTTATATATTCATAATGAATACATCATCTTCTATTGAGAAGTTATCAACTGTCTTATCTGCAAGATAATGCCGTCTGTCAAGTTCATCAAATGTGCCGTCAAAGATAACGCCTTGAACTGGATGCCATACTTGACAACGCTTTTCATTGTCTGCTGCCATAGCTGCTAATTCCGAAACTGTAATATTACTATTCATCAGCATTCTCCTTTTCCTCTATAATCTCAACTCTGCCTACTGATACTTCATAAGCTACTCTGTTTTCAATTTCATCTTCGCTTATCTTTTTTGCATAAGGTCTTGACTGAAACCTGCCTGTCATTTCTATATGCGTTCCTACTGGCAAGTGACCGACAAACTTAGCTGTTCTGCCCCAAGTTATGCAAGGTATATAGTCTGACTTGCCATATGCTCTGTTAACAGCTATGATAACATTTGCTATTTCTCTTCCAAGTGGTGTTAGCCTGTATATAGGTTCTTTGCAAATAAAGCCTCTAAGAACTACATCATTATTAAAAGGTGGTTCTGCCTCGTTTTCATATATCTCTATATTTTCAGTAAAGATTGCTAATATTAACTTGCTTTTTTCACCTATATGCTCGTTGTAGCTTCTTATTCTTCCTGTAATCATTACGCAAGTGCCTGTTTTCAATTCTTTCATATCTACAATTCTTTCAGATATAAGAACAGGAAGTGTATCTACTGCTCCGCTAACCCTGTCAATCGAAATCATCATCTTAAAGAATTTTTCTCCAAAAACTTCGTGATTGAAAACTGGCTCTTCCGCAACTAACCCAAAAACTGTAATATTGTTATTTCTCTCTTTCATCTTTAGTTCTCCTCTCTCTTTTCTACAAATCCAACAACTTTACCGCCGTCAATAACTGTATACATATCCTTTTTCTCGTACATATCAATGCAATCCTGTACTGTTATTACTTTCTCGTTTACCTGTTTCATATTGTTCAATCCTTTCTTTTCTCTTTGCCCTTGCCATTGTCAGAACGATACAAGCCAGTTCTAAAAACATCCCGAATATCGTTCCTAGCATAAATCCCTGTATCATAGCTTATATCTCTCTTTCATTATTGTAGGCAGTTCGTAGCAGTCGATAAAATCGTGAGTGTCTGCTATGTACTTCTTTTTAAGTTCACTCAAACCACACCCGTATTCGTGCTTTAACTGCCCTAAAATATCTCTTGTAACTATGCTCCTTAATGGCTCACAATGTTTATTTCTTCCTAAGAGGTAACTTGTTCTTCTGCCAATGTGTGCCAGGATTTCAAGTTTTTCTACCTCATTAATCTGTTCGCCTTTTTCAGAAATAATAAATATCAATCTGCTAAAACTCCTTTCTAATTAATAAGCTGAAATATCATTTGCGCAATAAATAATATTGCTGATAAAATCCATAAACATTCAGCTATCCTGCTGTCTCTCTTTGCTTTCTTGTATGCTACAATAGAGACTTCTAAGTTATTTCTTTCTGCTATCAATTCCTCTATTGATATGCTATACTGTGGTGTTGCCTGTATATCTTCCATAAACTTCTCCTTATTTTAAAAATTGTGATATAATCCTCTTATCTTTTTATAGGAAAGAGGTGAAATATGACTGCTGAAAAATATATATCAGCTTATGCTACCGCTAAAATTTGTGGTTATAATGGCTCATATGATGATTTTAGAAAACTGTACGACCAATACTATTCAGAAATCATCAGTTCAGTGCCTGCTGAAGAACTGCAATTAGCAAAAGCTGAAGCGACTAACAATCCATTCCGTAACCTGAAGTACTTCTAAATGCTTCGATTACTGGGGAAATGGCGGTAAGTACTTTGATTGATAGCTCAATGTTAGTTTCTTCAAGGCGCTTATCGCCACTCTTAATGTCTCTGTAATCGTCAATAATATCCATAGCGATATGCTGCGCAAATTCATCAATACTTATAAAACGAGAAGCTTCTTTCTCGGCAATTACGCTTTTTCCGTTTTTGCCTGTTATTGTGTATCTTTGCCTTTCCAACTCTTACTCCTTTCCTTAAAAGCTCATACTTATCTGTGCATTAGCTTCTTTTACCTGTTCAGCAAGTGCCATAGGTAACGCATAATCATCTATAAACTTGTGTACATTATCAATGTACTTTCTTCTTATGCTCTTATATGTTGTTACGCAACCAAACTCACGTTTTAACTGCTTATATATGTCAGAATATACCGAACTGCGAATACTGCCATCCTTATAGGCTTCACTATCCTTGCCACCAAGTACAATTACACCTTTTCTATTAACGTGCTGTTTGACCTCATCAATCTCACAGCCGTAAAGAGGTGTGTTATCCTTAAGCTCTGTCATATCTTCTTTGATAGAGTTAACAGCCTGTTCAAGTTCTGTATAACCCTGTGCTAAAAGCTGTATCTGACCGCCTGTTGTTTTTGGCATACTGTAACCGCCTGTCTTTCTGATTGATGGAAGAACCTCGTCCATTACCCAACTTTCAAATTTCTCTGCACTAGGTAATTTTGATTTCATAATAAGTCGGTACAAATCACCCTCATTTATGTATGACATCTGCTGAACACCACTAGATGTAGGGGTGTCACGTTTCGTTACTCCCTTGCAATGGTCACTTATTGCCTTGCGTGGGTTTACGTAGCCAAGTGCTGTTGCTACGTCTGTAGCTACAAAATATGGTTTTCCATTAATTTCTATTGTTCTGATTTCTCCGAACTCTTCATTACTAAAAATCTGTAATTCCATAAACTTCCTTTCTAAATAATTTGTGGTATAATCCTCTTATTCTATTAAGAAAAGAGGTGAAAATATGTTTCTAAAGTTTCAAATAACTTGCACTTGTTATAGTAAATATACCGTTAGCGAAGATATATCTACTAGCAAGATTGTTTGCCCTAACTGTGGTCTTGAATATCCTCACTCTGACAAAGTATTATCCATACTCAAGACTGCTAAGGAAATACCAGAGGGCAACATTGCTTTTGATAAAGAGTGCTGTATCAGTGTTCTTTCTCTTGGGGAAGAAATGAGTGGTTTTTAATAGATTGTTTCATATACTCTAAAAAACCAATCATTTCCGCAACTGTTAGTTTGCTATCTTTGAGTTCTGATAAAACTTTATTCTCTAATTCAGAGATAGCAGACCTTGAAGAAAAATATTTCTCTATAAATACAGCTCCCTCACAAGTTTTGCATAAGTTGTCTTTAAGACTATTAAGATAACTTTTCTCTACTTCATCAATAAAGCTTGCCATTTTTACTCCTTTCTATCAGTTTTTTCTGATTCTCTTACCATTGCCATCCCCTCGGCGACACCAAGAATATAATTTTTCTTGTTGTCATCAAGTTTCGGAATTGTATCGGATAACTTCTTGATGATTTCCTTTTCCTTTTCACTCATTCAATTCACTTCCTTTCTGTGATATAATGTGTTTTAAAAAAACAAAGGAGTACTACTATGCAATATGTTCCAAATTATCCAAACTTAGATGATATGCTTGTTAAACCTGTAATTCCGAATGTAGAAATGCCTAAATATGAAAAAGGCAAATCGCCATATGAATTGATGGAAAGCCAATCAGAATATTTAAAAAATACTGTTCCTGTTTTAGAAAAACTGGCTCAATCAGCACAAGATACTGCTAAATCCGCTCAATCATTAGCAGATACTGCTAATAAAAATGCTGCTTCTTCTAGTAAATACTCAAAAATTTCACTTGCAATTTCAATTATTGCAATAATAATCAGTTTGTCTGATTTAATAATCAAAATAATATGTCAAGTATCGTAAATGAAATGTTCAATATCGCAATAATAACAGCGATTATTGATGTTATTAATGCTATGTCACAAAGTCTTAATTTCTTCATTCTTTGTTCTCACTTCCTTTCTGTTGACCTTGTAAACATAGTATAGTCCCCAAGAAACATCTTGTCAATAGTTTTTTGTTGACTTAGGGACTTTTTTGTTGTATAGTAATGATGAAAGGAGGTTTGAAGATGAATGAAAGGATAAAGAGCCTAAGAAAGTCTTTAAGTATGACACAAGAAGAATTTTCTAAGCGAATCGGTTTGTCGAGAAATTTTATTGCCCAAGTGGAAATCGGAACAAAAACTCCATCAGGCAGAACTATTTCTGATATTTGCAGAGAATTTAATGCCAATGAAGAATGGCTGCGAACTGGCAATGGGAAAATGCTCAAATCGAGAACAAGAGAACAAGAAATCGGTGCTTTTGTTAATGAAGTTATGGAATTGAACGATGACAGTTTTGAGAAGAAGCTTGTTAACGCATTGGCAAGGCTTGAACCTAAAGATTGGGAATGTCTGGAAGCTATCGCAAAGAAATTGCTAGACGAAAAGTAAGAAAGAGAGGGTTTACGCCCTCTCTTTTGTCATATTACATATAAACTTAAATATTTGTTCTAATATCCAGTTATCTTCTATTTTATTAATCAATTTTGTTATCTTTTGTCTGTATTCCTCATTACTCATAAACCTGCACTCCCCTCTCTTGCCCTTGCACGTTTGATAGCGATACGATTATTATAGAACACACGTTCTATTGTGTCAAGTGTAGCGGCGATATTGCCAACGCCAATCAAACAATATCGCCTGCCAGAACTTGAAAATGTTTAAGGGTCTTTTCTCAAAGACAAGTTTATTATACATTTATCGTTAGTATATTTCAAATACTTTCGGTCGTGTTATTCTGACACTATTCGACAACTAACTGGAACTTGTCGATAGCATTACCCATAACGCCTGCATATCCGTCCATTCCGTTCGATGTTTCATCATCTATCTGCTCTGGATAGAAGTTGCGGTTGTTGAATACAGATACCATATACTTTGCGTACTTCCAAGGCTCACCCTCTGGTGTATAGTAAATGATTTCTACGGCGTCAATCGGTGTTTTCTGGTCGCCTGCAAAGCCGTTGTAGAAATCATTATAATTGAAATCTGTAACATAAGGAAGCCAATCACCATTAAGTGTATGAACTCTGTACTTAACTGAACCTCTGCTAACCTTGATAATAAGTGCTGTGATAGCTTTATTGTCACCTGCGCCAGCCCAATCTTCTCTGTCCTCTACTTCGCCCCACCATCTGTCTGTATAAGCGGCGTATGTAGCATATACGTGTTCATCTGCGTTATCCTCTGCGTTATCTTCTTCACTGTTATCCTCTGCGTTATCTTCTTCATTATGAAAGCCATAAAATTCTGATAAGTCGCAAACTCCGTCTACACCGTCAATTCTTGCGCTAGAAGTATACTGCCACCCCGCAAGATAATGGTCGATACTGGGTGTCTTATCTGCGTTAACATCATCATTTAACTGCATTTCATCATAACCTAAGTAGTAACGTGCAATCCAGAACGGACAATCTAAGTCGCTAGGGTTTGTATAAGGCTTGATGTAGCTACCATAGAATGATAAGCCAGTATATACGCCAAAGTTATATCCTGCACCCTCAATAACCTCTTTATATGCCTTTATAATGTCGATAAGCTCTGAACCTAAGTTTTGCATACAAGTATTTTCAACATCCATCCAAACTGTCACCTTACGTCCGTCAAGCACTTCAAGCACTCTGTTAGCCGCCGCAATAGCTTCTTCTACTGTAGGTGTGTATACATAGTTATATACACCGCAGATATGTACACCTGCTAACTGACAGCCTTTCCAGTTATTTTCAAACTGCTTATCTGGGTCAAAATCACGTCTGATAACCTTAAGGACAGCGTGAGTAAGTCCTGCCGCCTTAACTCTATCCCAGTCAATATCACCATTCCACGCTGAAAAATCTCCACACTTAATCATACTAAAATACCTCACTTTCTGTTGTTCCTGTTATATCTACTGCATCTGAACTAATTGTGTTATCTTCTGTGCTGTATGTTGCCTTGTATGTGTTTTTAACACCGTCAAGAAAGCTCTTAAGCTCGCTGTCTAGTGCTGTATCATTTGCTAAGTATGCCGCAAAATCATTAAAGCTAGCTGACATACTAACTGTGCCACTTTCGCTTATTGTGGCTGACAGATAAGCCACCTGTTTAAGTGTTCCGTCTGAGTTTTGAACAGATAATGTTCCGTTCTTCTGAATTGATGAGTTGATGTCTAACATTGTGTTTTACCTCCTGTTTATTCTTCTATTTCATCTACAATGCCTTGTGCAAACGTCTTTAATGCTTCTATGTGAGCATTTGCTGTGTCATCTACAACTACTTTCTGCAACTTTGCATTTCTTTTAACGATATTTCCGTTACTGTCAACTTCACTATAAGTAAGTGCCAATATGTTGCCTACCTCTGTTTTATAACTTGTTACGCTTGTCACAATTCTTTTATTCTGCATAATCTAAATCTCCTTCCCATTCCTCGATAAATTCTGTTGTCATTTTAAACAGTTCATCGCTATTAACTTTGTCAATAATGCTATCTGTTTTTTTGTCAAGTCTTATACTGTTATAGTCCCTTTGTGTAGCTAATAATTGCCAACTAAATGTAAGATTAGGCGTTCCTGTTACCTCAAAATAATCCGGTTGCCTATCACTTACATATATATCCCCTACCCCATATTTTGTAAGGAATATTGTATATTCTGTATTTGTATCTATTGTTTCAATAAACTTGTCTTCAAGGTATATTCTGCATTTACCACTTTCATCTAAAACACCCTCTCCGTAATCTTCAAAAGTAGGCGTTGGCGTTTCAAGGGCATTTTGTAAAACTGTGCCAAAATGTTCAGTTTCAACCATTCTGTTTTTAGTGCCACCGCAATAAAGGTTGCCACCTGTAGAAAAACCATATGTTGCCATAATTGCATAAGCGCTGCTTCCAAGTTCTCCTCTAATAGATATTTCTTCATTTGTCATTTTAGTACAATAATCTACACTTATATTATTGTTTGGACTTATTGCTATAGATTTGTTACTAAGCTTTGCAACCCACTCATAAGTTAAATCAGTTTTTCCTTTTGGATAAATAAGCATTCCATCAAATATAGTACCTCTACAATCAATCGTAGAACCTAAATATTGATTAGTAAGAAAGCCTTGCGCTGTAATAACTGTTGAATTATCACTTCCGGTAACAGATATTCCGTTTGCATTTATAGTTGTGGTTAATACGCCAGATTTAGTAGCTGTAATACTTCCTGTAATAGCCGCATTAGCCGCATACATAAATCCATTGCCTGCAACATACCATTGAGGACTCCAGCTTGGGACACTTGCAGTACCACTATTAGACATAATAGCATATACCCAATCTGAACCTTTTGATGGCGTTGTCATACCTGCCCAATATTTACTATCAGATGTAGTTGAATTAATAGAATTATTAGCTATATTCCATTGTGCGATTTTTCCGCCATTTGCGATAAGATTATTGCAAGTTAATACTCCGCTAGCAGTAATGCTAGTATTAGTACTGCTAAGTGTAAATCTATTACCACTAAGGTTAAGACCGCCTCTTGCAGTAATGTTAATTGTATCTGCAATAGCTTCAATACAACTTTTAAGCGTACCAGTATCAGTTTTAGCTATATAAGCAGATAAACTAGCCGTAGTCGCATAAGAAGAAAGGCTACTTTTTGTCGCATAAGTAGCAGATACCGATTGAGTTATACTATTAGCAGATTGAGATATAGCAGAGTTCATAGCAGTTGTCGTTGCGTAATTACTTAAGCTATTCTTTGTTGCATATGTGTTACTGACAGTAGTCTTAAACCCACTTAAATCAGTTGTCAAAGATGTAACCTTGTTGTTAATTGTTGTTACAGTGCTGTTATCTGCTTTTGTAGCAATTTGTGAAGTGTGACTATTAACTGTAGCTGAAATACTATTAACTGTCTGATTAAGAGTTGTATACTGATTGCTTACAGCTGTTACTTTTGTATCAACAGCATTTATACCGCTAGACACATCCTCGGGTGCCGGCGACCAAGTTGTTACTTTATTGCCTAATTCTAATTTGACATTTTTAATATAATAGCTATGATTATACAAAGTATAGTCTGCGCCACTTCTTAAATATACAGTTATTAAGTTTGAAGTCTTTATAGTATCTGGAATTGTAAATACTAAGTACGATTGTTTCCAACCATCTCCTACTTCTCGTGTTCCTGTTACTCCATGAAAATCCGCATATTTTCCACTTGCTGTTGTATATGCTATCTGAAATTGATGCGCCTGTGCGCCACTTACATCTCTATAATAAGCAGAAACAACATATGTTGCTCCAATCATAACATTTACATCAGGATGATATTGAAAACGGAAATTTGAATTATTGTTAATAACAAAAGCACTACCATCAGATTGATATGAAACTGTACCTTTTGAAGAAGCTCCAGAACTATCCGAACTAAATTTACCAGGCATTGTTGTAGTCCATAGTAACATATTTGTCCCACCAATCTGCAAATTATTAACGCTTTCAGTTATATCCGTTTTCCAAACCTTATTAGTAATACTACCTTGAAGCTGTGTAATGCTTGAACCTTGGTTCGTTACAGTAGTTGTAAGCGTATTGACCTTAGATAATGCACTATCAGCCGTTGACTTCGCTGTATTAGCAGTGTTGTTTGCAGCTGTAGCTGTTTTACTTGCACTGTTAGCTGTATTTTCTACTTTTGTGACAGTTGTTGTTAAGCTTGAAATACTTGATGTATTGCTATCTGTTGTCTGCTTAATGCTGTTAACAGTATTACTTAAAGTTGTAACTGTGCCACTGTCAGCTTTTTTGCTAAGTGTTTCAGACATTTTAGTTATTGTTGAATTATTTTCATCAACAGTCTGCTTAACCTCGTTAAATGTCGTAGTATCAACTTTGTTGCCCATGTCAGTTTCAAGGCCGGTTGTTCGTGTCTTAAGGCTTGATAATTCACTATCTGTATCAGTTTTCCATGAACTAATTTCAACATTAAACTTTTTAATGCCTGTAATCTCACCATTAATGTTAATAATGTCCTGTAATGCCTTAGTAACATCACTATCCTTAATCAGTACCCATTCATATACAGGTGCTTGCTCTGTGCCAGTATTGGCAAATCTGTATGAATATCCGTCTGCGCTTGAAGCTGGATTAACCACATAACAGATATCACCTATATGTTTCTTTCTTGTGGCATTATCAGTCCAATTAACAGCCGGCTCATTATTAAGCGTAGGTATTTCTGTCTTAGTGAATGTCTCGATATTTCCGTCAATTTGACCTTGTAACTCTTCTTGTACTTTATCTAAGTATTCTTTTGTTGGTACTTCCTCGGCTAATTTATCAAGCTCTATTGAGCCGCTTCCAATGCGTTTACCATTGATGTAACCTACTGTAAGATAATCTGCATTAAGGTTATAAACTTTTATCTTACTTGCATCAATTTCGCCTGAAGTTATCTTATTTGCAGATAAATTCCCTACCTTTTCGTTTGTTACTGCACCATCTTTAATGAGTGATGTTGTAACAACCTGTCCTTTGACATTCGCAAAATCAATTTGTGCGTACTTTAAATCTGCTATATCCGCCGTTAATGAATTGGCTTTTAATTGCGTAATTTCAGCGTTAGCCGCCTTAAGACTTTCCACATTAGCATTAATGATATCCGCATATGTTGCATCTAGTTTATTTGTTTTAAGGTTGTCAATATTAGCATTAACAGCCTTTAAGGTTTCAATGCTTGCGTATCTGATATCAGCTTCATCAACAGATAGTTTATTAATAAGCGCTTTATTTACAAGTATCAAGTCGGCATAGTACCGTTCCATTTGCTTAGTAATAGGTCCAGAGGCAACGCTTGTATTCTCCGTGTCAGATTGACCTATAGATGTAACAGTATCCATTAAGCCGCCGTCGCATTCGTGCGTAATCTGCATTATAGGTACTTTGTAATCAACGCCGCCTTTATTGACAGTTATAATGTCGCCGACTTCCAATCGGTAATCGCCAACGAACTTAACTGTAAGCGGTCTGAATGTAAAACCACCTATCTTTTTATAAATTTCGTCAAGAATTGCCTGTGTCATAAACGGATTGGTAAATGTTAATCCTGTTGCTCCGTCGCCAGAAGTAATCTCACTTTGCTCCGTAGAACCGCTCTTAGTATTGTTACATGTCAATTTTTGTATGATAAAATCCTTGCTTGTTGTGAATGTAACGCCCTGCTGATAATACTTATGTCCGTCAAGTACATAGCCGCTATCCTTATACCATCTTAATTCAAGGTTGCCATCAGCATTAATTACCGCATTACTGCCTTGTAGCATAGCCATATAGCCAATAATTTCCCTATAGGTATATCCTTGCGGCTTTTCATTAATAGTATGTGCTGTAACTATGTTTGTTGCTAAAGATATGCCTAACTTACTGCATATCTCATTAAGAATAGCTTTATCTGTGCTGGGAAATGTCATATCAGAAAAATAAGGCATATCAGCCTTATACATTCTGTCGTATGCTTCGTAGCTTGTATATTCTCCGTCACTTGTCTGCTTAGTAACTGTAAATATTCCTAACTGAATATATTGTATTTCTTCATTTACCTTAACGCCCTCAAATACAGTAATTTCCTTGTTTTCAAGGCTTACTGTTGGCATATAAATAGAAAAGGTAACACTGCTTGCACAAGTGTTACCTATCGTGATTTCGTTATTTGGATTTATTATATTTTGATATTTAAAATTGTTAAGCGTTTCAGTATGTTCTTTTTCATCAACAACATACTTAGAATAGTATCTTGTACTATTTCCGCTCACAATTTCTGTCATAGCTGTGTCTAATATCTTCATTCTACACCGCCTTTATTGATTAATTAATGGTTTATCATAAACTCGATTGAGTACAGTTTAGCTGGTGTAATCTCTTCGCATTTGTCGAATGCGTCCATAGGAAGCATTGTCATGTCAGGCGCTTCAATCTCTTGTTTATTGATTTCCTGTAATTCTTCCTGTAACTTCTTTAAATTCTCTGATGTAATCTGATACTGATTATCGTTAACAACTGGTTCGCCACTGTCGTCCTTGTCTGCATACTTAATCTTAGTATCTTCTATGGTCTGTAGCGTTGTCTTGTACAGCTCTTCTAACGCCTTAATATTGCACATAACAGCCATGGCAATTCTGCCTGTAGTCTTGTCATGCGATATGTTGCTCAAACTCTCAAATCTGTCTATTAACTCACTTGTTTTAAGTTTCATGTGGAACCCTCTTTCTATTTCTGAATCAAACTTAATTTTGCTCCGACTATTAATCCGTCCTCATTCTTTGCTCTTGTTAGGTATGGATATGTCACATCTCCTGTGTATATTGTCATTTCCTTTTGTGTGCCACCTAAGAATAAAACTTGTGCTGTTGGGAATGGGTTATTTTCATCACTAATCACATTATCAAGCAATAGTGCTTGTTCACCTGTAAGTGGTGGTAATTGAAGCTCTACTTTGTCTTTAATAGCCACGATTGTTCCTACCATTTCGCCGTAATCGTTTCTTCCTGTATTCTTAGACCATATCTTGTTTCTGCTGTACGTATAGCCGTTATATGCTACTGGGAATGTCACCCCCTCGATAATTACAGCACTTATCATTCAATCGCCCCCTTTCTGCCTAAAATAGGTAACAAAAAAGGACACCTCACGATTAAGTGAAATGTCCTTGTCATTTTGCTATTTATTTGTTATTATTGGTATGAGTTAATTTACATTCACTCATACGTGCTAATCAGAACAGGTCTACCCAACTTGTTCTGATTTTTTTATTCTACTTTTAATGTCAGCTTCATAAGTTTCTTACTTGAACCCCAAGCTGTCACTTCTAAATCAACGTCACTCTTATCTTCTAGTATGTATATCCTAGCAACTGTAATATTCGCACCTGTCTGCAACTCTCTTGCCGCATTGTTATATTCGTCAACATCAAAACTAGCTAACGGATAGTCAAGTTCCTTGCCGTTCTGAAAGCAAGTGACATTATAGTTGTAAATAAATGCTTCATTGTCTTTTGAGTTGTTTGTAAAGTCAAAATAGACAACAACAACTTCTCTATCATTGCTATCTGTAATTACTTCGTGTTTAAGGTATTTAAGCGTTGTGTCATCATTCGTTGCTGTGTCTGTATCTTGCTGTGTTGTACTAGCTTGTTTCGTAGCATTGGCATTGTTACTGTTGTTACCGCTTCCATTGCTAAAAGCAACTATCAGAAATAGTACAAAAGATACTATTGCAAAGTAAGAGCCTAAGTGCCTTTGTGACTTGTCGCCTTTACTTTTAATTAAATCCACAATAGCTAATATAAAGCCTATTGGAATTGTGAATATAAATAGTGCTGTTACTGCCGCCGCTATGCTTAGTTTACTGTCTTTTTTCTTTGCTTTCTTTTCTGCCATAATGTGTTACCCCTTTACTTTTATTGTTCTATTTTGCAGTTATTAAGTATTAAAAATTGACCTTTTCCAACTGTGCAATACGTCTGATTGTCAAAGTTATCATTGCTTACAATGTGACTTTGCCTTAAATCATCATAGATACAATAATATCCTCTTGATGATGTGGCTATCAGTTTATATTCTCCTGGTTCTATGTCAATTCCAACCTCTAACATACAATTATCAAGAGTAGTTTTAGTTGTGTAATACTGTCTGAATTCTAAAAGAGGTATCGCATTGCACTTGTTTAGTTCAAGATATTCTCCGTCTTCTACGCTTATCAACATATTGCCTTTGAAGTTTTCATTAAACTTTATTTTAGCTTTATTACTGTCTGCATATACGCCAAAATAAGCCAAACCTTTGCTTGTTAATGATTGCAAATAGTAATCGCCGTTCGGAATATCTTTACCTACTTTGTAAGTGCCTGCCTTATATTTTGTCAGTTTATCATATGTATCTTGTGTTGTCTTTTGTATTGTAGCTGCTGTGGTCTTTTCAGTAGCTTTTTGTGTTGTAGTTGTGGGTTGTGTATTTGCTATTGTTTTATTATCGCTTTCAGTTATATTATTAATAATAAATAACGCTGTAACAAATACTATCCCTGCCAATACTGCAATCACTATCTCCTGCAGCTTCTTTTTGTTATCTTTTTTATCCATTGTAATACACCCCTTTGCTTTTATAGTACTTAAAGTGTATCACAACGGATTGGATTATTCAATTAAATGTTAAATGCTGGCTGTCCTGTCATATTAGTATAGTTATTAGCTTTATCCTGCACCATTGTAAACAATTTATCAGCATCACCTTGTAATGTTATGTTTACATTGTTGTTAGCTTCTGACATAGCCGCTACAACCGCATTGTAAACCGCCGGATAAACTGCATTAGCAATACCTGTTGTAATTTCTTGTTGATTGGCTACCGCTGTTCTTCCGTCCATAGTACCAACCATTTCGGGCATAACTTCATTTGCAACGAATAACTGTCCTTTTCTTGGAAAACCACCATTTGCATAAAAATCAACATTAATATGAGGCACTTCTGGAGGCATAAGATTAAATTCGCCCTCAATGCTAAAATGTGGCATTTTAATATGAGGAAATCTAAGTGATAAGTCGCCCCACCAGTCCTTTAGGTCGTACCATAAATCTCGTATATAACTAAAGAAATCTTCTATTGCAACTGATATTCTGTGAAGTTCTGGCTTGCTATCCCACCAATCAAGTACGTTATACCACTCGCTTTTAAGTCCTTGCATTATTCCGCTTGCCATATCGTTCCATCTGTCTGCTGTAAAGTAAGGTGCTACGTGGTTATTCCACCAGTTATATATGCCTGTGCCGCTCCACCAGTTAGAAAAACTATCCCAACTGTTAGATAAGCTATTCTTAATATTTTCACCTAAGTTGCCCCATCTTTCTTTAGTAAAATATGGTGAGACATTATCATTCCACCAATTATATATTCCTGTGCCACTCCACCAATTATTGAACGAAGTCCAACTATCAGTTAAGCTACCCTTTGCGTTATCTCCAAGAGATTGCCATTTTGCTTTTGTAAAATAAGGTGCTACGCTATTGTTCCACCAACCTACGATAGCTGTATTGCCCCACCAATTAGAAAAACTATTCCAAGCATTGCTTAATGAAGTTTTAGCATTGTCGCCTAATTCTCCCCATTTTGCCTTAGTAAACCAAGGCGCAACACTTGTAGTCCACCAATTTGCTATATCATCTTTATGCCCGAATGTGATAGTTTCTATTACTCCATCAACAAAGCTGTCTAAATCTTCAAATGGCGCTTTTATAAGATATGCTAATTGGTCAAACATTGACATGTCTATCTTCTCGCCTGTGAGTGCTTCATTTAACTTGTTTCCTAAGCTAAATCCACCAATAGCCGCACCAATGCCGCCTATAATACCTGTACCGATTGTTAAGCCTATTTCCCCAGCAGTACCAGCTTGCATAATTGTGGATAAGTCCGTTGTTAGCATAGTTTGTAAGCTCTCTAATAGTCCTCCGCTACTAGAAAAACTTTTTATTCCTTTTTTTATAGCGCTCCAGCTTAATGCGTCAGATATTTTTTCGCCCACTTTTTTGCCTAAGCCAGTAAACTTCATAACTCCAAGAACTGACATAATTGTAGTTTCAACAGGTGCAGATTGAAACATTCCTTGCCACATTTCAATAGCTGCTTTTATTGCTTCCCAAATTGCCTTGCCTACACTTGAAAGAACTTCTCCCCAATCAATTCCGGCAAGATAATCACCCATATTTCTGCCAATTCCGTACCAATCAACTTTATCAATAGCGTCTGCAAACCAGTTAAATATGCCACTAACTAGCTTTGATGTATCTTGTCCTGCGGCATAAAAATCTCCGATAGCAAAGTCTTTAAATATCTGTTTAACAGGTTCAAGTGCTTTCTCTATTCTGTCAGCCCAAGCAACTGCCGAATTTTCCATATTGGCAAATGCTTTATTCCACGCCGCTTCATATTCTGCCGCCGCCTTAGCAATATCGTCTGTCAAATCAATAGCGCTACCACCGCCACCGCTTGAACCTTTGCTTGAGCTTGTATCGTCCTGTAATTTATTTATTTCATCAAATCCCATAAGGGATAATGTAGCTTTCTTAGCTGAATCAGCTGCATCTTGGTAGCCGTCTGAAATATCTTCTAAGCCGTCTGATGTGTCTTTATATCCGCTTTGTCCGAAACTCTCAAAGTCAATCTTAACCCCCATTAAAGAAGCAAGGTTGACTAATAATCTTTTGATTGCAATAGTAACGCCGTTTACAACTGGCATAACCTTTGAAAGAATTGGGATAAATAGCTGTCCTGCTACCATTCCTACCTCTTTCATATTGTTACTGAACTGGCGTAACATATTACTTGGGGAGTTGATTGTCAAATTTGTTATCGTATAGGCTCTTTATCCTATACTTCTTATAGTTTCCTATAAGTTCAGAGTACATTATCACCCACGTTTTTACGTTTGGTTTGGTGGTAGCCACTTCCACCTCATACTGCCCTATATGCAATAGTGTCGGACACTCTTGGGAATATTATATTTATTCAATTCCTACTCGTTACGATACTCAATAGCCTGTTCGTAATCTATTGAGTTATCTCGGTATTAGCATAGTTGAAAACTTTAGCCTTTACCGATTTTGCCCGATTGCCATAAGATATTTCTATTCTTATGCAACACTTGGAAGATAAGCTATATCATTAACTTTCTTCCGTCTATTGGCTAAATCACCCCAAGATACTTTACTCTGGTCTAATATTGCCAACACTCTTAACTGCTGTTTTTCCATTTGTGTCATTTCTGATACAGACTTAGAAATTCCTAAGTTATAAGCATATGTCGCTAATGTAGCATTAGTAATATCAATACCATATTTATACAACGCCCTTGATTGACCGATTAAACCACTTTGTAAGTTCTGTGCTACTGTTGAATAGTCCACATTAAAAAGTGAGCTTATATCGCCTGCAAGCATTGTCATTGACTTTGTTATTGCCGTTGTTGCTTCGCCTGTCTGTCCTAATGAGTTAGTGACAGAAGCTAACTGTGAAGCATACTGTGTTATCTCTTGTATGTTAAGTCCTAAGTTCTTTGCTCCGCTTTCTTCAAGCAAACCGCCTTGAATATTGACTTTTAATCCGGATAGCTTTCCAAGAGTATCATTTACTCTACTTTGAAAACTTTCTGCGTATGCCGTTGCGTTATCATATCCGTACTTTTCATAGTCTTTATCCCATTCTGAACCAATCTTACCAAACGCAACCGCTTGATAGTTGAACGCTTCAATGTAATCTGTCGTTGACTTGATTGCTTCTATAAGTTTCTTACTGCCACGAATTACCATAAAATAAGTGGCATAAAACTTACCTATTGCACTTGCTAAGTTCCAACTGCTTCTAGTTGCTGTCCTAGCACTTGTAGAAACGCCATACAGCGACTTTTGAAGTGAGTTTGAAGAAGTACCCACCTTGCTACCCTGACTAGCAAGATTAGCCAATGCGTTAGTCATTTGAATGACATTCTGACTTACTGTTGGCGCTCTTGATAGCGTTGTCATTAAGCCATTTAAAGCATTACCTAGCTTTGGAATGTTTACAACGGCGTTTTCTATGCTCTTACTGCCTAGCTTACCAAGTGACTTTGCAAATTCTGTGACTTGTGTTGCATTTTGCGGAATAGCTGATATGCTTGCAACTGCCTTTGTGACAGCTTGAAGTGATGTAGCTGTGTTAGTTAGTGCAACTGAATCAACAGAACCTATTTTTGTGATATTTTTGGCAAGTCTTGTAAAATCTGCTGTTCCTGCGTTCATATTCTGCATAGCAGAACCTAACTGACTAACACCACTCGCAAGACCGCTTAGTGATGAGCCATTCACAGTTGCAAGTGATGTTGACAGCCTTGTAAGCTGATTTATCAGTTTATCAACAGAATTGATAGCTTTAGTGGCAGTACCGGTAATTTTGACTTCTAATGAATCTAATTCCACGCTTTAACCCCCTTTTATAGGATTGTTGGCGGTAGTCCTCTCTTTTCAGTCTGTGCCGCCCATTTTTGCTCATTGAGTAACATCAGCTGTAACTCTTTATCGTTGGTATCTTTTTTGCTTTCTTCTGTTTTTTCTGATAAAATAGCTTGTTTAGGATATTCAATGTGTACATCTTTATTAAATGTCGCACCTATTCCGCAAGAAATAGCTGGAATTGCGTAAACTAAAAACCAGTTATACATTTCTGAATCACGATTTTGTCTATCAATCTTTTTGCCTTTTGCGTATAGTAATAATTTTGTAGGTGTCATTTTAAGAAAGTCTGAATAACTAATACCTAGTGAACTGGCTAAGACAAAGTATTCTTCCCAAATTATTTTGTGGAAGTCTGCTTTTTCTTGTGGTCCTGTGGAACTACTGTCGGCTTCTTCTGTTCCTGTGTCGCTTCTTCCACATTGTTCGCCATTTCCTCTAACATCGTTGTTATCCCTGACAGCTCGAAAAAACCATCATCTTCCATCGCTTTCTTGATTTCTTCAAACAACGTTCTATATCCGTAACTCTTATCTGTCTTTCTTTTCTCTGTAATATATGCCCTAGTGAGTTCCTTTGCTTCATCCATAGTTACTGGGTTATTGTCAATACAGCCTGCATAAATGGCGGTAATGCAAATCTCTGGCACATCTGCTGTCATATTTGCTAGCCCATCAAAAGAAGCCTGTGCAACACTCTTATCTGTCTGTACAAGTAAGTAAGAACCATTAACGACAGAAAACATTTTCTGCACAATTTCCTTACATTCTGCTGCACCGAAGCTAAACTCAACTTTGTATTCTTTTCCGTTTACATTAATATTCATCATAATTTTTACCCTTTCCCACCCTATCGTCCATATAGGGAAAGGTGCGGATTTTACACCGCACCTACCTTTTTTAAATAATTATTCTGTTACATCATCAAGATATGATGTGTAGTCGGCTGTTTTGGCGTTTGTGCCACCAATCGACACAGCCTTTGATTTAGTCGATTGGCTTATCATTCCCCCACCTTTGTTACTGTGAATGTGCCACCAGCACCCTCGACAACTTGAAGCTTGTCTGTACATTCGATAGGTGAAGTGTTAGGAACTGCTGTTACTGTCATTTCAAGTACTGAATCAGTACCAGAAACATCATTAGGTGTTGCTGTTACCTGTCCGACAAATGCGTACTTAGCAACCGCACCTAATCCGTCAGAGCCATATAACTGAATAATATCCAACTGCTTACCCTCTGCTTTGATTAAGTCCTGTAAATAAGCCTTTTCAAGATTTCCTGTGTAAGTCTTAGCGTCAGATGTTTTGATACCCATTAAGAATGTCTGTGAATCATCTTCAAATGTTGTACTTTCAACTGTGTTAGGCGCTGATACCGGTGCCGAAATTGACTTAGCCGCAACCATTAACTTATATGAGCCTGCAAAACCATCTTCGCTATGCTCCTTGTAGATAACTCTAGCTTTATAACTTGTACTTGCCATTGCCTTGTCTACCTCCTAAAAATTTGCAAAAAAATAAGAGCATTTCTGCTCTTTGTTACATTAATCTGTCATTTGCCGCTATCATTCTTCTGAATCTAGCGGTACTCTTATGTACTTTATTACTGATTGAGAACTCTGGCATTGCATTGCCTTGAAATCTCATTGTCTTGAATGTATCTGTAATTATCGCCATAACCTTACGACAGTCAGACTTGTTTGTATTAGCTGTAACATCTACTTGAAATGTCGCTAACAATGCGTTAATTGTCTGTCCGTCAAGTGTTTGTCCTTGTTCTACTGCTGGCAGTAAATGAATGTATACTGTTGGGAATACTGCTTGACCGCTGTTTTCTCCCTCATTTGTTATGACTATCTTTGGATATTTCTTTTTAAGCTGTGTTAGGGTTTTAGCCTTGACAAGTGCTGTGACTGTATTTTCAAGGTCTATCGCCCAATCGTTTGCATTTGCCATTAACTAAACACCTCTCTTGCTATGTAAAGATTATCGCTTCTTGCAAAATGAAAAAGTCGCTTTTCAGCGACCTTTCTTAAATAACTCTTCATATGTTCTTGCCCCTTTTCTATATCTATGAATTATGGTTTTTCTTGATGTGCCTGTTATTTTTTCCCATTCTGTCAAATTGTGTTCTTCTTCACCAACCCTAATAATTATCTGTTGGGGCTTATTTATTATTTTTGTATTCTGAATTAATTCGTCAACAGTACATAAACCTTTTAAATATCTTTGATATCTACTTCTCAATGTAGTCATTGATATTTCATATTCTTTATGTAAATCAAGTAATGTTTTTTCTTCTCCGTTTATAACTATCTTTCTTGTACATCTTTTGTTATAATTTTGAACATCTTTATCAGCCCATCTGCAATTAGATGGCTCATAATTGCCATTAACATCTATTCTGTCAAGGGATTGTTCAGCTTTAGTCTTTTTATTATCGTACCCATTTTTGTAAGCCCAATTAATAAAATTTTCTACATTTTTTAACCATTCATCACATACTTTTATTCCTCTGCCACCATATAATGAATATGAATCACAGTTTGGGTTATAACATCTGTATTTCATACCATAATAAATGCTGTACAACTTTTCGTGTGAGTATCCGTGATTATGATAGCCTTTCTCCGCGCTTATACAACCGCAAGATTTTGTGTGTCCATTTTCGAGAGAGTCTTTTCTTGTAATAATAAAATTCCCACAATCACATTTGCATTTCCAGTATGCGTGGTGCTTATCATTTGGATTTTTCACTTTTTCAACAGCTATTAATCTGCCATACCTTTTCCCTGTTAAATCAATCGCTTTTCCCATAATATCACCTTTAATTAAATTTTATAATTTAATTATAAACCAATATATTATAATTATCAAGCGTTTTATTAAACTTTACAATTTAATTTTATTATGATAATATATTAAAAATAATATAAAGGAGTTGATTTTATGTTAAAAGACGAATTAAAAGGTCTTATTGTATCTCAAGGTTTTACTATGTCACAAGTAAATGCTGAATTAAATCGTAGGCACGGAACACATCTTTCTTTTCAAAATTTTAGTAATCGCTTTCGCAAAGAAAGTTTTACTTATAATGAAGTTATAGAAATTCTTGATATAATAGGTTATAGAGCAGAATGGGTTAAAATTAACTAAATACTCTCCTTGCTACCTCAACATATTTCTGTATGATTTCCATATCAGCCTTATAAACAGGCATTTGTGCTTCTACGCCGTGTGTAAGAACTAAGGTTCCGTCATCGTCATAGTAACCCCACACTTTTTGTATGCCGTGATGTTCGCCGTATGAGCCTATAACCATACCATTAACAACACCTTTGTCGTGTGGACTACTTCCAGCCGCTCCATTGTAGAATACACCAGCTCCGAACTCTATAAACATAAGTTCTTTGCCTTCTACAATTAATTTTGCTTCAACATATTCTCCTGCGGATTTCATTTCAACATAACTGTGATGGCTTGTATCTGAGCCGCTACGAACACCTTTTTCATCATATGTATAACTTGCTTTTGCCATATTTTCATCTATAATAGGTATTCCAACTTCTGCAAGTTCTTTGACAAGCTGTGAAGTCTTTTTTATAAGCCAATTCTTATACTGTTGTAGCTGTCTGATAGCTTCATTTACAGACTTTTCAGACAAGGATATATTAATTGTATGTCTTGCCATAATGCACCGCCTTAGAGCAATTTTAAGTCCACAAAAACTTTAAATATTTTAGGGGATTGAATTGCAAACCAATCAACAGTTGTTTCATCGTGTCCAAATTGTTCTATATGCTGCCAATTGCACTGTAATCCGCTTTCAGACAAAAAGGCGTGTATTATTTCATGCCTTAACTGTTTCTTTTGCAGCTCCTCAAAATCGCCCACTTCATTATAATTATCAGAACGGATTACTATTAGCTTTGCTGTATTGTCGCAAAAGCCGTCCATATCTTTATCGTTAAGTTGCCTTAACTCGATAGCGTATGCTGTTCCCAAAACATTAATCGTTGTGTCTTTCATAACGCACCTACTTTACAACTGCTTTAAGCATATACTTGGTTGAATATAATGCTGGTTTAATGCCTACAATGGTAAAGTCTGCTGATGTTTCATCAACAAGACTGTCAGATGTGTATGTAGGCTTGCTATCAAGCCATATAAGGTCGCCTTTTTGAATAGGTAATGTATTCCTATCTGTCAGCAAAATAGCATCAAAATCAGCGGTATCAAAGCCGTATTCCTTGCTCTGTGCTTCTCCACCGCTGAAAGCTATGTTTGCTTTAAAATCCACTGGCTCTGAAAAACCTGTTTTTTCTTCAAGGATTTTAGGTATCTTATTTCCCTCATCATCAAGATAAAGAATGAAGTTGCCCTCTGTGTCGGTATATCCCTCATATAAGATATTGCCGTCATCATCTCTTTCATAGATAATTACTGTCTGTCCTTGAAGTGAATACTTCATAGCCTGCTTATTAATGTCAAGCATATTACTTCACATCCTTACCAAATCGCTTCCATAATTCAGACAGCTTTTCCCATCCATACATTGAAACAAATGCTACAACAAATCCTGCCATAATTGCCGCAAGAATCATATACCACAGTATTGTCATCTGAATATACTGCATATAGGCAACAAACGCCGCTACAGTAATACCGATTGACAGGACAAATACTACAATATCTGTAGGCACTTTATTGAATACTCCAATGCCCTTAATTACCTGCGTAATTACAGACACCATAAAAGCTAACGCCCCAATGATTGCTAACACGATTGTCATATTTGTGATTAATACCTGCATAATTTCCATTAGTCTTTACCTCCATTCTTTAAGTGAATTTCCTGTATTTCGTTATACATCTTAGTTACCATCCCATTACCGCCTAAAGCGTGATATGCGTTATACATCTCGACAAAATTGTCATAGGCATAAGATGGTATTTCACCTATTTTCATATACTTATCGTGATATTCGATAAGTTGTACTCGCAAAAGCAACATTGTGCCTTTGCTATTGGCGTCTTTGTCTTTTTTCTGTTGCTTCAGAAGCCAAACTATATAACCAAGCAATATTGGTAATGCTATGGTGTAAGTCTGTAATAAAATTTCTTTCATTTTATATCTCCTGCAAAATTAATAGGCACACTGCCCACCGCCCCTTAATGTGTGCCGCCTGCTACCATATTGGTAACGCACAATCTTCTACAAAACCCTTAGCAAACGGAAATACCCCGACAAATAAGCTATCTCTATCTCTCCAAGTTCTGTTGATATCATTCTCATTGTAGCTTGCCATAAACGCTTCGCCTGCCTGCGAATGGTCATAGACAGCCAGATTAACAATAACGCTCTTAAATTTCTCCAAGTCCTCGGTTATCATTTCATCTGTGTAGCTGTCAGGGTAATTTCTTCTTGCCTTTACATCTTCTGTAGCCTGCTTGATAAGCTGTTCGATTACTGGATTATCTTCTTTGTTATCGAACACTACCACATCAGATGTTGTTTCATCATCATTTGTGACTGTATCAATATGAAATTGTTTAAGTCTGATTTTAACTTGCTCCAATGTGGTGTATTCTGCCATAGTTCAAACCCTTTCTAAAGCTCTACATTTTCCATTACCGCTCTTGCTTCAAGAACTGCAATATAATCTGTCATTGCTTTAATCTGCATATTATATGTACTTCTAGGGCAAGTTGGAGTAAATGTAAGTTCATCGTTATCCCACTTATCAAGCATATTTTTTAGTTTCTTATAGCGAATAACTACTTGCTGATACTCTGCTTTAAATCTCTCTTTGTAATCAGCGCTATTCATCATTTCTACTGTATCTTTCAATTCCATAGCCCAGCTCCTATAATCCTAATTTCTCAATTAACAGTTCTTTAAGTTCTGCTCCTGTAAGCTCCATTGCATTCTCAATGCCTTGTTCTAAGGCAAGTGTCTGTAAGTCCGCTGTTGGCATACGCTTAATAGTTGTCTTGCTATAACCTAAAAAAGCCCCCTCTTCGGGAACCTCTTCGCCTGCGTTATACCATTTTCCGTTATGAATCACTATATATGGATATATCATAAGTTGCACCCCCTACTCTTCGCTATGAACCTCATATACGAATGTGCTATCCATATTTTCATATGATGGAAGAACAACTTCGGAAGCAAATGTTGACATCTTCAGGGGTGGTCCATACTCTGTCTTTGTGGCGACTGTGATACCTACGCCATATGTTGTTACATCAACATCAGCTACCTGTCTTGCTGTTCTTTCTTCTGGTGTAGTGCCAAACCAAGTGCTGCCAAGGCCGCCTTCCGGAAGGAGTGTAACCTTGTTATCCGGGTAGAAGTACTGCTCCTTGCCATCATCATCAATGTACATCTTATCGTAAAGTACGATAGTGAGCTTTGTTCTCTTCTGCACTATTGAAATAACAGTATCATCGTCAACATCAATAGTTGCTGTAAGGTTTTGTGCAAGGATTGAGTTCCTTATCTGCGCATTATCAAGCAAATACTGGAATGTATTGCTGTTCATAAGCGCATATCTAGCAATTTTGCCCTGCTTCTGCAACTTCTTTCTTGCATTGTTAAGGTCTGTAAGTGGCTTTGAATTAGCTGTATCGCTCCACATGCTTGTGCCGGATAACTTTGCGTAATGGTCTTTTGCGTATGAACCATCCTTATCATAATCGTAAGCATACTGAACACCATCACTTACAATGGCGATTACTGGGTGACCTGCATTTGTAGCAAGAAGCGACATTCTCATACGCTCTGGAACAACTTCTGCACCGCTTACAAGATTGTTAGTATCGTCATATACGCTTGCCAAAGCACTTGCAAGATAAGGGTCGTCTGCTGACTGAATACGCTCGATTTCAAGCATTTCCTCTTCACCAACTGTCATTCCCTCACGGAAAAATGCCATCTGTGTTTTTTCCTTACTTAATCCCTCTCTAGCTCTAAGAGTTGGGATTGTGTCAAAGTTAGATGGTGCAAGTGAAACTGGAAGTCCTTTGTGTGTCTTAATCCAGCTTAAATCAAGCCCCTGTTTCTTTCTTTCCGGAAACCACTGTAAGCCAAGATGGGGTATCTGGTTGCTAGCGTTTTCTGTTGCCGATAATGCAATAGACTTACTGTCTAATACTTCATTAATTAACATCTGTTTACCTCCTGTTATTATTCAAATACAATCATTGGAAGAGCTGTCTTAACTGTTGTGTCATATGTAACGCCTGAGTGAGCTTCTGCCACCTTTGTATTAAGATATGCTTTCTTAAGCAGTACTCCCTGTGGTCTGTCCTCTGTTACATCAAACCTTAAAATACCCACTACTGTAGCTGTGTTATCAACCTTGCCGTTTGCTCCGATTGGAGTACCTGCTTTGACAATCTTCTTGCCCTGTGCGTTTTTAGTTGTTACGCCATCAAAGTCAAGTGTTAATGGGATTGCTTCGTTAGGCTCTCTCTTTAAAATCTGAACATCTCCTGCGTATGAAGTCTTTTCATACTGCATATTCATTTCCTTTGCCATTTCTTACCTCCTGTTATTACTGAATGTAATGTGATAAAACGTCATTGTTCTTAGGTGCATTAGATATAAGGCTTTCTGCTATTTTTTCCGCATTTGTCTTATTGTCTGCACCGCCTTTATTACTACCGCCGCCCGGAATATCTTGATTTTTAGCAATCTCCTGTTCCTTAGCCTGTGCCGCAGCTGTTTCTTTTTCGGACATAATCTTGCCAAGTTCGGTGTAATCAAGGCTTCCATCATCTTTAACAACTATCCTTGCCTGTTCAGCAGTAATCTTAAAATTAGTCATAGCTGCTTCCCTCTGGTCTCTGATAGCGTTAGATTTCTGTAAATCGGCTATCTGCTTATTAGCTGTATCTAATGCCTTATTTGCCTTTTCAAGCTCTGTCAGATTGCCAGCCTGTATTTCATCAAGCCGTTTCTGTAAGTCGTCTGCTGTGTCAGCTTTAGCCTTGTACTGCTTTGCCTTATTTTTCTCCGTAGCAACTTCTGAATTATTTTGATTAAGAAGATTTGTAATCTGCTCATCTGTTGCCTCTGGGAAAAGTTTTAATACATCTTCTCTTGTCATAATTACCTCCGTTAAACACACGCTTTTGTTACCGCAGGTCGCTCCTGCTGTGTCTTCTGCTATTTACCGCATAGCTGCAAAATGTATAAAATAAAAGCAGCTACCGATTATTCGATAACTGCCTTATTTTGCTGATTATTATTAAGTTGATTATTTTCTGGCTGTTGTTTTATCTCTTTATTCGCCATATCTATTGTTTTATATAGAACATCAAAATATGGTTGTGATTGTAAAGATACTTTTTCCGCATCCCCCCATAATCCACACGTTGCAACCGCTATTCTTGGATTTATTCCTGCTTGTAGCATTTGTGCAAGTGCTTGTGTCTTTGTATAGAGATTATCCAACGGACTATGATTAATTTGTACATCAAAATCTCTTGGCGATAGCTTTAAGTCATTTCCTGCTAACCGCAATACATTCAAAGTTATTATCGCGAGCCTTTTCTCTGCGGATTTTACAATAGGGTCTTTTTGCTTTGCTCTAGTTTTTGAAAAATCCCATCCAGCTCTCAAAGATACCGCTCCCTGTGTATCACCGCCAGAGTTTTGTGATTCTCTATTCGGTATTGCTAGGATAGCTTGAAGATTATCAAGTAAATCGTCTTTAGCAACTTGACATTGTGTCTGATTAAGCTCCTGTGTCATAATCTCAACGTCTGACTTGTTGTCTTTATTGATAGATTTAACTGTAAGGGCGTGGTTCATTTTCATTTTTTCAAATGTTTCTGTGTCAACTTCACAATTAACAAACTTGACCCAATACTCAACAAACTGCTGTATACTATCCATTCTGTTAGACTGCATATTATTAATAGCATCCAACATACCTATGACAAGCTCAATATCAGATATCCTTTCGTGGTTATTAGGAAACTCAACAATAGGGATTTCGCCATATGTATGCAATTTAGCTTCTACAACCTTGCTGTCAACAATTCTGAATGACATAGTGTCGGAAAATGCCATTTTATACCAGTTTCCATCCTCATCTTTAAGTTCTTGCACAACAAGCATAGGTTCTTCTGTGCTTTCATTGTAAACAACGTAAGTATTCATTGGCGTAGGTGCTACAATTCTAAATGGCACATCTCCATTTTTAGGTTGAACCGCTTTGAATGATGTACCTGTTGCCGACTGCCACTCCCCAGCTTTAATGTCTTTCTCCTGCTTATTGGCATCTGCCATAAAATCATTGAGTATATCAACTGCCTTATTGATAGCTTCATCATCTTTGCGGCTAATAAACTGGATTGGCTCGCCATACGTCTGCCCTACCTTAAACTGAACAATTTCGTATGCGTGGTTCTCAACAATCTTGTTTGTAATATCTTCATTAGTTAGCTTATGCCTGTACAATATTGGTTGGTCGCCCTTGTAGTAATGCCACAGATACTTGATAACTGGCTTATTCCAATAAAATACTCCGATTGTATCTCCAATAACCTTAACAACATTGTTAGCGGTTATTGTATTTACATTCGTGTATGCAATTTTTCTACCATAACAACCTCTAACAAGGTCTTGAAAATACATTGTATTCATATCTCGCTCCTAATAAAATGTCATACCGCTTGAACTTCTGCTGTCCGGTATTTCTTTAATTTGAAAATTATCATCATCGTTAGGCACATACCATATCCATTTGTGGCAATGCTTGCACGCTAACTTATGTGTTCTTGGGTCTTTGCTGTCTGTCTTAGTCAAAAACTTGTGGCAGTTCGGACACATAATTGACTTGTCTTTGTTTGTATAAAAAATCATATTGTTACCTCGTTGCATAGTAAAAGCACCGCTATAATTAAATAACGATGCTTTTCGATAAGGATTATACATGTTTATGAAGTTCGCTTTGCTCAATATAATAATAAACTAATAAAAGCGGACATATCGGACAACTTTACTATTTTTCAAAAAATCTTACAAAACTTTTTCTTACGCTATCCTCTGTATTTCCGCCGCCTATATAATCAGCCACTTCATTCCAAGTCTTATTTTCTAAAAATCTAAGATTGATTATTCTTCTCATTCTACTATCGTCAACACTTGCAATAAATTCTTCAATCTCATTGGTTTTTTCTAATAAATCATCTTCAAGCAACTGCAATGTGGCTTTTCTGGCATAAAGAAGTGTTTTCTTTCTGCTGTACTCTGGGAATGGTATGCCCTCAATCTTAAAATGCTGTTTGCCGCCATCGCCGCCGCTAACAGAATCTATAACCATTTCTCCGGCTTCAATTTTGCTTATATCTTTTTCAAGTCGTTCTATCTTTAGTCTTACTTCTTTTACTTCTTCCTGTAAGTCTGAATACTGTGATAAAACTTCCTTTGTTACCATAATATCAATACCTCCTAAATGGATTTATAGCAGCTTCAACTTTAGCTGTTCTATTACCTTGTGTCATTCTTAGTGCAAAGTTTGAGAAAACATCTGGAACATCATCTAATTGTTTTTTACCAGATACCGAATATTGCTTTAATAGTGACATCATTACTCCATACGGCTCATTAGGTTTATAAAGTGAGGGGTCTTTAAAAATAATGTGCTGCAATATCCAGTTAGAACATTGAAATATTCTTGCTTCCTTGTTCGTTTCTGTCGGTGTATCAGTAATGTTGCAAACCCACCCAACGCTCTCAACACGCTTATTAACTTCCATTGCCACTCTATCACCGCCGGCGTTACGCTCAAACTCACACTCTTGTACTTTATTATTTACAAGCACGCCTGCAGCATTTCTGTATTGTTCTTCGTAATCTGCTGTGTTATCGCATACACAATCAATACAGTAATAATCTTCTCCGTGTTTTTGCAATACCGGTAGTACAAAGTAATCCGTACCTTTGCCCTTTGTATCACATTGTGCTGTAACAATCTCCGGTTCTCCGTGTGGTAGATTAAGGTATCTGCGGATTTTATCATCTGGGAATAGTAATCCCTCACGCTCGATAGGCTCCTGTTTGTATAAGCACCTGTAAGAGATTTCATCCATTAAAAGCTGTTGGTCTTCAAAAAATTCTTTCGTAAATCCGCTATACTCATAATCAAAATTACTCTCGCCTGTTACTGGGTCTACATCTGGTACAGCAATAGTCTTAACTCTTTTATTCCCTGCGTACATATTCTGTATTCTTCCGATAACGTCATGTACACTCCAGCGTGTAGCAATGTGTATCTCTTTGCAATTGTGTCCGTCCGTATCTTGGATTTTTCTTTGTCTTGCGTCTACCGCATATTTATCCCATAGCTTATCAAGTACCATAGGATTAAGTGCTTCTTCAATGCCACCTATCATATCATCCACAAGCAAAAACTTACTTGCACGAACTTTACCAGCATTTTTACTTCCTACAGATGTGCATTGTACGCTTGGAAATGGCTTATACTTGCCTATATTGAACTGCTCCAGCTTTGCGTTAGTGCTTGTAACTGTCAAATTAGGAAAAATCTCATTCCACGCATATTCATCAGCATTTGTAACAATATCGTATACACCATCGTAATACATTCGTGTAATGTCGCCAGAATGGGAGTAAAAAAGGCAAAAATCATTAGGAAACCAGCCAGCTACTAAAGCGTTAAACATTTTTTCAATAGTTGTCTTTCCTGCTCCTGGTATCAACGACACGCACAATATATCGTATTTATCATCAATCATACCTTGTAAAGCTTCTATTAGCCCCATTTTTAAGAATTGTTTGCGGCGTGGCATATAAAAACGCTCTTTAGGTTCTCTTTTCTTTTCAAGATACATAAATGCACTATCTACTATTTTGCTTTGGGCTTCAAGCAATAACACATCATAGTATTTATCAAGCAAATCAAAGGAACTTTTATTGTCAAAGACAAACTTCTCTATCTCCCACATAGATAGCCCTATATCACGCATACAAGCCTTTTCTATGAGTTCTTTTGCCCTAGTCGTACATTTTAACATTGTGTCAATTTCGCCCTCGTTCTTGGCAAGCTGGCACACGTTGTAGTAGGTTTCTATGATATTTTCATCTATTCCATTTTGGGATATGTATTTTTCGCAATCATCTATCAGTTGATTTAATTCAGAATTCAAGAAAAGCACCTCCACTTTTCAGCAAAGGTGCTTATAGACCTCTGCCTATAACTGTTTTAGGGTAGCGACTACAACCAATCTGTAGCCGGCAATATTTTTATTAGAATGTCAGCATTGCATCACAGCAAGTCGGATGCAATCTATTCAAAAGTGCATTATAATCATCAATTACATACCGTGCTGGAATCATATATGTTTTCATCTTTTGTGCAAACAGTAACGCAATTACTTTTATTGCTTCGTAAGTCAGCAAGTATTATTTCCGTTTTATCATCATCAAACTTGTAACACTCACGCATTTTCTCAATGCAGTTATTCATTTCTGTTATTTTCATAATATCACTTCTTTCCCTCATTATTCGCTAATGATTTTGTTTCCTCTAGAATTTTCATTGCTAATGCTCTTGAAAATTCATAATTATTTTTCGGGTATCTGCCTAGAATTGATTTTGCATACTCATTAACTGCATCAACCGAAACATCAATGTCAATAGTCATATCGTGAAATTCAGATGTTTCTATCGGTTTGCCATCATCATCGCCGATATGTTTAACATTATCAATCTTTCTGAATGTTTTCTTATCAATGCACAACACTTTTTCTGATACCTCGACACATTCCTCTCTCTTTTCTTCGTTTGTACATTTACCATCTGCATTGTATCGACAAGAAGTCAGATTGCATTTTTTATTTGCATAAGCATTATTCACATTATCAATCCATTCACAAAACGGAATATTGTTGATTTTGGCATTGTCTAATGCCATGTCAGCTATCTCCTGTGCCATTTTTCTGTATTGAAATTCCATAATCTCGCCCCTAAATTCTTGCAACTACGTGTTCTTTTGCAATCTCTTCTTTTTCTGGGTCGTAAATAACCGAACCGTTTTTATCAGTCTTATTCTTATCAAATTCGCAAGAAACTTTTATACCATCCTTGTTACTGCATTCTGCGTGATAATCAATGACACATACTTTCTTCTGCCATTTCCCATTGGCATAAATCTTTGTGTAACCGCCAGCTCTTGTTTTAATGATTATTTTACTTCTTGATTTCTTCATTTCTCATAAACCTCTCAAAATCTTCCATGCACTCATTACATAAATCGTAAGTCATATTTAATATGCCACTCCTTGTGATTGAGTTCATACACAACAGCCCTACTTTTATTTCTTTTCCACACCTGTCGCAAGTGTGCCATTCTTTTTGATGTTTCATTGTTTCACCGCCTTAATATCTGGCATACCTGTTTTAAGCTACTGCCATCCGTCTTGCACCATTTTTGGTTTGTATTCATGTTCTGTATATCCTTCTCCGTTGCAAAGGTCACATTTCGTGCTATAACATTCATATCTATCGCAGCATTCCCAATATTTAGCCACATTTTTTTCTTGTGGTAATTTTTCCAGAGCTGCCACACTTGGGGCATCTGTATTTCCTATTCCCTTGCACTTTCTTCAAGACATCTTTCAATGTCGCACTTTCTCCGTAATCTGCGATTAGGTTTTTTATGTCATTTATCTTCACATTCTTCCACCAACTTTCTACCACAGATAGGGCAATAATTGATATCAAAATATCCGGTTGCGCTACATCCTTTATAAATCACAATCCCCGGAACTTCATCATCCCTGTTTCTCATAACCTGTGCTTCCGTCAAGTCTGTTTCTTTGGCACATTTATTTATTTTGATTTCTTTTCCGTAAATTATAAATGGATTGTTTTTATACGAGCAAAATTCACACATATTACACCTCAAATTTTCGTAAATATATCCAAATCATAGTTATCTCTGATATGGTCAACAACTTCCTGTAATTTGCTTTTCACAGATTCTTTGTCTTGTGTCTTATTCAACAATTAACAATTCTCTCAATCATCATTCTTTCCCCATAAATTATCCGGTAATTCTTCGCCGCCATAAATCTTGTTAGCGTATTTCTTAAATGTCGGTACGCTACAACCTGCTACTTTCGCCGCCTTTACTTGTGAAGCCTGCCCCGATATGTATAAGTTAATTGCTTCATAGAATTTATCTTTGTTTAGTGGATGTACACCTGCTGCCATAATAATCACTCCTTACTTTGTTTTTCAACTTGATGATTATATTTTCTTACATCACTACGCATTTTAGATGGCATATTCTTATAACCTATATTTTGAAGTTCTGCTTTGAAAGCGTTAAAATCATCATCATTTTTAACAAATATACCAACATATTTATCAATCTGTGGTCTTGTCATAAGCACACCATTTTCAGTAAATACCTTTTTTATGTAGTTTGTATAATAACAATACCCTTTGACTTTTCCGTGGTATAATCCCCAAAAATAATCAGCATTTTCTTTTGTTTCAAACTTTGCCCTAATCTCATTGTTAGAAATGTGATTGTAACAATGTCTGCACAATGTAATTAAATTGCTCTCTCTATCATCACCGCACATTGAAGCTGTTCTTATATGTGACATTACCAACGCCCTGTATTCTTTGCTACTCTTTCCGCAATATCTGCAAGTATAATTATCTCTTTCAAAAATCTTAGCCTGTAAATCTTTATATGAACTCATAATGAATACCTCCTACCATTCTTTACTTTCGCACCAACTGCTCTTACAAGTGTGGTTCATAATGTTGATTAAAACATTCTCCGAAGAAAAATGAACTAAGCTATAATCACATTTTGCTGAAAACTTTGTGTTGAAATATTCATCAACCAACATCCTGTAGTCTGTATTATCGTCCATATCACTTATAGCCGCATAATAGGTATCTGTATATCCGTCACGCTCTATGTCAGTTTCTTTTGTTAGGTTATCTACTACTCTTGATAAAACCTTATCTGTTAATGGGTAGTGATATTCTCCTGTACAATCTCCGTGTTTATCTAAAAAGTATTTAAAGAATGCTTCTGTATTTTCTTTAAGTGTTTTATCATTAGTCCAATCATAAGCTATCTTGCCAGCTCTACTTATCATTCTTTCTTCGGCAACTTCCCAATCATTCTGAGAGTATTCGCTTATCGGTTTAAACTCTTTCACTTTTTTATCTTTGGGTAAAAAAGAATTACATTGTTCTCTGTTAAGAGAATTACGCTCTGTATTTAATGTTTCGTAATTACTGTTAGGGTAATCATTGTTAGTAATCCCTGTTAAAAGAGTTACATCTTGTGGCACTCCCGAATTACACTTTGTGTTATTCCCTTGGGAATTACATTTTGTGTCATTCCCGTCTGCTTGTTTATGTAATTCCTGTCCTTTGTCTTCTGCTATAACCTCTTGTCTGATATTTTCTTCCCATTTTTTAACTTCTGCGTTAATAACATCATAATTAGGTCGTATATGTATAGTCGGCATCGAATTGAATTTGTATTTTGCTGTAATTACAAATTTCTTTTTCACCAACGATTTAATTGCTTTATCATACTGCCTTTCAGTAATCCTTATCTCTTCCCACCAGTCTTTTCTTTGCTTTGCAATCCAATATTTGCCATTTTTGTATATCTTGACTTTGCTTTTGTTATCTTTAGTTGGTGCAAACCAATATAAAATTCTTGATAACAGCGTACCCTCTATCAAATCACCTGTTATGTCAATATATTTATGGAATGTGTGGTTACACCTTGCTGATGATAAGAAATTAACTTTTGTTTGAATTTCATTTTCTGATAGCATATTTATTACCTGCCTTTCTGATAACTGCCTTATTAACAAAACAACAAACAGGCACTAAGGCTTGTGCTTTTCGGTAGCTAACCTAGTTTGTTGTAATCGGATAGACAGGACTTGAACCTGTGACTACTTGAATAAATCAAGCGTTACTCCCAACTGAACTACTATCCGTTGTACAGTTTCTTGTGTTGGAAAGTATTTATGGCGCTTCATTACATCATTTGCCATCTTGTTCGCAAATCAACCAACACAAACATTTTAATTATTTCAGCAGGGACTACTGCAACGCCTGCTTATTCGGGAGCTACCCGACAACTTACTATGGTGAGGATTTGCACCTCCACATGACACTTAAGACGAGTTATCTAAGTTGCAGATTTCAACTCATAAATCTACTGCAATACTGGCTACCTATTTCAGCACATAGCAACTTACTCACACCTCTTAACCTAGGATAAGTTCGCAAACAGCATTACGCACGCAAACCTAAGAAGTGCTTTCAAAACGCCGACATCGTGAATCGAACACGAACAGCATTTCTGCTGGATAGCTTAGCAAGCTACTGGAATACCTTTATCCCATATCGGCTTAAAATAAAAAGACTAGCACAGAGAGATTAAACAATTCACATTTATAAATTCTTTAGAGGTCATTTATACGCTTAAAAATATTGTTTTGAGGGGATATAACGTGCTAGTCTTTAATGACAGTATAGGCTATGACACCTATAACAGGTCGTCGCAAAGCTGGATGTATTCCACCGTGCAGTTTGGTTGTTCAAAGAAAGTGACTTCGCTCGCTGTCTATCCCTTATGGATAACTGCCTAATTATGAGATAATTATTACGTGTTGTTCACACGTAAAACCTCACGGACTTTCTGACAGTCCTTAACAGCTCTCGCTATGAGGTGAAAGGAGAACTTAATGTCATGGTAATTCCACCAAACCAGTAAGTTCAAAGGTGCAAGTAACGATTAAGTACTTGCGAACTACCCCTATCAGAATCGAACTGATGATGTAAGAATCAAAATCTTATGCCTTGACCGCTTGGCTAAGGGGCAATTAAGCTACTCTTTATCTTCAAAGAGTGCTGCAATATCATTTGCACTATCAATCTGTTCTACAAAGTTATCTGTGCCGTTAGGATGTGTGTCTGGATTACCATTACAATTTTTGCAAGGCGTTTCAAACCACATTTTAAATTTATACAAACAATTACAGCAATCTTCCTCCGGCTTAAGCATTAGACATCACCTGCCTGCCTATGATTAGCCTTTTTATCGTTAGTACGCATAGCCAATTTTGGTATTCATTGCCCTGCATTTATAACTCCTAACCTTTTTTATTTTTAAAATTTTTTGGAATTTACTCGGCTGAATTAGCCGTTTTGATGTGTGTATTTATTGAATATCTTGTGATTGATTAATATGTGTCTATTATACACCTAATTAGCTTAAATGTATAGATGTTAATTGGATTATTTTTAATTAAATATATAAGTGATTTATTAGTATTAATTATATGATTAATAGTTAGGTGCTATTTATATATAATTATATAATATGTGTATTATGTGGTGATAATAATATAAATATATATTAATATATAAAGCCTTTTTCTTATCGTGGGAAAATGAGCAACTTAGTTGGGCGGGTCCTGAGGGGCAAATAACCCCCCTCCGCCCTTATCTGTGTAATTGTGTCTATTTTATGCCATATTCTCAAACAATTAACACAATTAACACCATATCCATACCATAACGCCGATAAACCTTAATTTATCAGCGTTATCTAAATGCTTAGCACTCACAAACCCAGTATTTAAGCGGTTTTCAAGTGGTTTAAATTGTGTCTGAATTGTTTATGGCGTTTATCTGCTGTTTATCCGTTAATTGTGTATCATTTTGGTTTAATTGCTGGCGTATTTCTGCGGCTGTAAGAGCTGTTTTATTAGTGTTTTCTCTACTAACACCGGGCAAGTTCCAAGCAAAATGTCTGTTAAGTATTGCAAGAATTCCGACCGGATTTTTGTTGCCAGTTGCAAGCTTATTAGATAAACTTTCTTCACGAAAAACCCGCAGTTTTTGCGCGATGTCACAACTTTTTGTACTTAGCTTTTTCTCTTTCGTCCCCCAGTCATATATAGTATCTCTATTAATTCCAGTTAATAAACTAAATCCTATAATACTACACTCTTTATCATATACAGCACATAAATAATAATATATATATAATATATACTCTACTTTATCATAATCATACATATTAAAATTATTATCCATAATACAATTTGTATTATTTTTATTAATATTCTTATTTAATTTTAATATACTTTTATCACTAAAAACATATTTATTTATATACATTAAAGCTGCGTTCCATCGGCTCTGTGGTTCTTTGGTCATATCTTCGATGTTGTGCTCTTCACAAAATTTTGTCAGATATAATTCTATGTCATTCTGGAATATCTCCGGTGTGTCTGGCGTTCCTTCTACTTTCTCCATATGTTCCCCTTTCTGCTGGATCTACTCCAACTAATTAATTATTATATATTTAATAACATAAAAAATAACCCAATAACTATTATATAATTATCGGGTGTAAATCTTATATATTTAATTATTAAATTAATATAGCATAAATATATTATAAAGTCAATTTTATTTTTTGGACTTGACATAATATAAAAATCTGTTTATTATGTTAAACATAAACAGTAACAAAAATGTATTGAAATATGTTATTTTGTATTTATAAATAATAACATCGGATGTATTGAAATATGCTTTTTTGTATTTCTTAAATAGTAACGCACGGCGTAGAAAAAAAAGGGAACGTTAAGCTCCCCTTTTTTATTTTATCTATCCGATTTTAGAACTCTTTTTTGATTATCTCCAAAGCTTTGTTATATGCCCAGTCTAAACTCTTATACTCGTTTTCTGTGGATATAACAACTTTATCCCCAGTATCAAGAACTTCACCGAAATAATAATCACATCCGCCGGACTTCTCCGCCTTTGTAGCTATTTTAAATGTATATCCGACAAATTCTTTGCCAGCGTTTCTTGTTTCTTCAACAGCAAATAAATAGCTATCATAATCTACATATTTTCTCACGTTTTCATTCGTGAAGAACTTTGCAAAGTTCTTCATATCCGTTTTATTAGGTTCTCCATTCTTGTTTCTTTTAACTGTTAAATATCTCATATCGTTCACCTTTTAACCTTTCTAATTATTTTCCTTTTCACATTCAAAACCTAATAAAATATCACTTGCCAGCTCTTCACTTATTTCTTCCTCTGCGATTGGCTTTCTGTTCTCTGCTCCGATTATTTCGTCAAGGCTTGCATCAATATCTGCAAGTGCCTTTTCTCTGTCAAATCCTAATTTAACAACTTTGTTTAATAAATCTAATGTTCTCATAATTGTTTACCCTCCAGCATTTAGCTGCCTTTCTTTTAATTTCTGTCATTATAATAGCACTGATATTAGTGTCTGTCAACAAGTTTATTTAAAAATATTTTATTTTTTCCTCGTCCGTTGGTGTTACCTCTATAATATCCGACGGCTGGCACTTTAATATAATACATAATGTATTAATTGTGTCTGTTGTTATGCCTTTTCCCTGTCTTATATTCTGTAGTGTCGCTTGACTAATTATCTTGTCTTTGCGCATTTTTGTACTTGTATATCCTCTGTTAGATAATTCCTTAAGCACATCTATTTTATATCTCCACATCTGTTTTGCTCCTTTCTCATAAGGTTACAAACATTGTATATTTTTTATGTTTAAAAGTCAATCAAAATATCGTATAAAATCTCTAATTTTGGTGTTGACAAGCACTAATATTAGTGTTATTATAATCTTGCAAATAAAAAAGGCGGTTGCCACTCTACCAAAGTTTACAACCGCCACCAATCAAAAAAAGAAAGGTAAGCCAATTATATCACAATCGGCGAAAAGGTACAAGGTTATGAGATTTGAAGTTAAGGATGACACAATTACAAGTGAAACATTAGGGAAAACAGATATTTATAAGATAGTCGAAAAGATTCCATTCGGTTTCTATGTATGGAATATCGGCGAGAATATGGGGAGCGATGAATATATTCCACTTTGCCAGGATTTACATCTGGGAATTAAAGATAATTACTCTATCAATCCCGGCACTTTAAGAGCCATTAAGCTACCAAAAGAAGAAGTTAAGCTATTAAGAGAGGCCGCAGGTTGGGGAGTTGTAAACCTTAAGGAAGCTGAAAAAGCCCTAAAGAGCAAGCGCCATAGTTATATGGCTGAAAAGAGGAGATCAAGCGCACGCAAAACAATAGATATATTTGAAAGAATTACAGAATAAGGAGGGTTAAGACTATGATGAACGAAACAGTAGAACAGAAAGAAATAAGGATGTTTAATTTTTATAAAAAGAACCTTGAAAAGCTGGGAAAAGAAAACGGATATATTAGAATGAATGTTATTGAGTACGTTTGCAGCTTTCCAAAAATTAACGCTTTTAAAATGGCTAAAGTCTTAAAAGATAGCAATTATAATATTGTTTTTGATGACTCTAGCATAAGCAGAGCAGAGAACGAAAAGAAAAGGCGAAAAGTTGAAAAAATTGCATAATTAGCAAGGCTGGCACCTCCGGGGTTCGATTCCCCGGCTTGCTAAAATAAAAGAGAGGAAGTACAATATACTTCCTCCCTTACCATTCAAATAACACTTGCCTAAAATTATATAACGACAAATGCCTTTGTTATAATAGCATTAAAATATAAAAAAGTAAAGGAGATTTAAAAAAAATGGCAGGATATTATAAAAATCAAATGAGTAACAACGCCGTTTGGGCGTATTCGCAAGGTGAAAAACCTATGTATAAGTGGACTAAAACTGCTATTTTGGAGGAAATAGACAACATTTTTTGGCACGCCGACAAAAAAACAGAAATAGAATTTAAAAAGATGACACTTGAGGAATTAAAAGATAATTTTCTGGTATGGTCTTCCTGGCATCATACAGGAAAATTTTACAATGAAACAGATTTTTATTGTATAGAAGAAAGTGCAGTATTAAACTTTACGGTTAAAGAATTCGATGAAATTATATCTAACAGAAAAAAGAGAACGTATACAAGAAAAACTGCGGCAGAATTAGAACAGATTAAAGCAGAAAAAGAAAAAGATATATTGCTTACCGAGAGAAGCAAAGAACTTTATACAAAATTATATATAATTTATATATATAAATCAGATTTAAAAACCTTTAAGGGTCTAATAAACAGGTTTTTGAATGATAAAATAAATATAGAAAAAGATTTTGCTGAAAGTGTAGAAATCGCAAGGCAAAAAGAAGAACACAGAATAAAATGCTGGCAAGGAGATGTGAACGACTGGCACAACAGAGAGGGAATTGTTGATTTATATTATAAAGACATAAGAGCTTATGTCTTAAGAATACGAAGAGTAGAAGATTATCAAATCGACAAAAAGCTTTTAAAACAAATTAAAAGCAAATTAGCGAATTAGCTTTTAAGGGCGTACAATCTACGCCCCTTTTTTTGCTTGCTGTGGGTTCTTGACTGGTTCGATTCCAGCTGCAAGCATTAAGCATATATTTTTATATGCTTTATTGTGCACCTTGAAAAATTAATATAATAATGCTATGCTTATATATAAGGCTTTTGCACCTTTTTAGGTGTACAAGTGTACCCAACCGGGGCGGTGTGCGTTCTGGTATATCTTCCAGAACTGGCGACAGCTTCCACAACTTGTAAGGGCATATTATACCCATTTTATACAACGCTGTTAAAGGTGTTTTGAGGCGTGCAGGTGTCAACCTTTGCAATTATGCACTTACGAAATAAAACTGCCGCACAGGGTAAACCACAAAGCCACGACACCAAAATAAACACGAACCGCAGCCGGTCAAGTTTATATAATGTACTTTAATCCATTAAAGTTTTTCATCAATTTTTCAAGGTAAATCTGAACAAAATCGGGAGCAAAAATTGAAATTCTGTGTAACCGATTTTTGGATTCCAAAATTGTATATGACGGGGGTATTTGAAACGGCGCATTTAAAATTTTTGAAAAATTTTTTCAATTTTTTAAGTAGGATTTGAACGAAATCTGAACCGAATTTTAAAAATTGTCAAAATCGTTTTTCTGAATATCAAAGATGTATCCGGGGGAGGTATCAAATGCGTTACCCCGAAATTTTTTGACAGCATTTTTCTGTATAAATCAATGCTTTACTTGCATACCGGCATTGACTAAGCTCATATATCAACAATTCCTTAGTTATAGTCGGATTAGTCTTTTGAATTATCTTTAACAGCTCATCAATACTCATTATCCCGCTCTCCTAACTGCCCCTAAAACCATATCAACAATGCCAAATACTTCATCACCATAAGTCGCTACAAAATCACACAATATCTCTTCCTGTTCAATAGGCAAGTACACATCATAGGACATACAGATTGCGTGGCATACTTCGTGTATCAGCACTTTGCGTTGCATAAATCCACGCAAGGCATTTGACAGATAAATTGTATGTGTATTTCTATCAGTTACACCTAGCACAGAAACATTGTCTGACCGCTTTAATTCACTTGAATTTGAATTTTTATATTGCACTTGCCACATTGTGCCATTAATGCTAAAAATCATCTGCATGCTCCTTTCTGAATAAAACAGGCTATGAATATTGCTACCCATAGCCCTTAAATTTACAGCTTAGAAACAAGTGTACTAAGTTTAGTACGCATAAGATTGCGTTCCTCTGCTGTCATATCGCCAATAAGCTGTGTAATATCGCCGCCAAGCTCCTTGATATATCCGTCAAGTGCTTTCATCTTGTGTTCCTTATCTTCTGGCGTGTTATTCTTGTGCATTTCCTTAGTTTCTGTGTAGTTTCTCTTTGCCCTGTCGTAATTACTTTCAGACATTGGCTCTGTATAATACATCTTGCCATAATCCCTATCCATATCCCTCATATGCTCTGCTTCTGGGTACATGTGCATATAAGGCGGTTCTTCATATCCTCTACGATATGTTCCCTTGCCTTTAGGGGCGAATCTGCCATTTGCATAGTGGTAGTGGTCATAGTATCTTCTGTCCGGATAATCTTCGTACTGTTCAAGCATACGCATAATATCTTCATTATCTTCTGACTTTTCCATAGCTTCAACAATTCTGTAATCCTTGTCAAAGCAAGCTATGTTCTTTGCTATTTCTGTAAAATCCTTTAAATCGTCAAGGTTCTGCCCCTCAAAGTTATCTAATCCGATTGCTTCAACTTTAGCCTTGACACATTCCATAATTTGCTTAGCCCATTTATGCATAATATCAAGCCTCCCTTACTGCAATCAAATTACTATTCTGAACTTCAATAGCCTGTGTAGATGTATTCTGCACCGCTACAGTACTGCAACAGCCACAAGGTACATCCACGTATGCCTGCGCTGATACATTAAAGAAATTCTCAACTGCGGCTGGTGTTACAATCATTCGTGTTGACTGTAAAGGCTCTCCGTCTACTGCTATGGCAAGTGAAATAGCTCCAACTGTACCACCTGTAGGTATCTGAATGTTGCCGCTATAAGATACTAAAAATCTTGCCTTGCACTGATTTGTAATACCTCTTAACTTGATAATTCCGCTTCCCTGTCTGTGGACTATACATTTGCTACCGCATACTGGTGTTTCTGTAAATGCAACATCTTCTCCAGTGGCAACTGTTTGTAATGCAATTCCTGTTATTTCCATTATCTTTACCTCTCTTTCATAAAAAATAAGGGCAAACATTATAGTCTGCCCTTGGGTTATAAGTAATACTGCATAGCAGACATAATCTTGTATTCAGCTCTTCGAGTGGAAACTCGAAAGAAACTCGAAAGAACTCGATTAAGATACTCAATTATTCAGTTTTAGCAGCCACATCCTGTATTGCAACCACATCCATAAGCATAAGCGTTAGGATTAGGCACAACATATGCCGGAATAGCAGACGGATTTACTGCATTGATAATCTGCTGTGTCTGAGCTGCCATCTGAGTTGTAAGTAATGCACTCTGACGATCCTGTGAAGCTGCTCTGCGAAGGTCGTTATTTTCTGCCTGTAAGCTAGAGATTTTTTCATTGCAGAGATAATCGAGAATAGCGCGCGTTCCTGCATTCTGACTGTCGATAATATCTCTTGTATTATTGTTCATTGTGTTCTGTAAAGCACAAGTGTTAGTTGCCATGTTGTAGTTTACACCTTGGATAGCTTCACGAGTTTCACAGCAGCAGTTAGCGAGCTGCGCCTGTAATGCATTTGTATTCTGCATATTAGCGACTGTATCAGCATTGATAGCCTGCTGTATGCCATAGCCTGTCTGCATAATATTTGTGTTAATGCCATTAAAGCCAGTGAGCATACTGTTGTTCATAGCGTAGAAGCCATCACAAAGTCCGTTAGAAATGCCATCTAACTTGCTGATAACTGCCTGATTGTCAAAACCCCTCTGTATAGCTGAATCAGTGTAGCCTGTGCCGTTGCCATTTCCACCGAAACCGCCCCAGCCGTTATTTCCCCAGCCAAAGATTAAGAGAATTACAATCCACCATGCACCATTGCCCCACATACCATCGTTATTACGATTATTGCCTGTTACTGCGGCAATATCTGCGAGACTAACTCCGTTTGAATTAAACATCTTGTTTACCTCCATTTATTTTATTAACAAATGGGATAACCGGTCATTATGTGCGCACAACCCAAAATGTCCTAATTCATCATTCCCTTAATATCATTAAGGTTTATTCCTTGCGCATTCATAAAATTACTTAAAATTTGTTCTGCGCCTTGTGTGTTTCCACTGTTTATCTGATTAAGTAAGTTTTTTGCCATTGGATTGCCTTGTTTAGCAGACTGCTGTAAGCAATTCATAGCCATTTGCTGCGGATTCTGAATTGACTTAAGTTGATTTATGGTTTGAATTAACTGCTGGTTCATTCTTCATCACCGCCTTTGCTTTGAGTTCTTGAAGTTTTTCTTTGCGTTCCTAAAGATTTATCAAATCTATCTTCCAACTGCCCTATTTTCTCCGACAATTCCTCAAATTTATTCAGAAATAGCTGTGTGCTTTCGTCTGATAGGGTAAATTTAGCGTTTTCTGCATTAGCCATAGAATTTACTGTCTGATTATCTTTAGGGTCTGTATAAGGCTTATACACAATCGTTCTAATCGTTCCGTCAGCATTCCAGCCCTTAACATAAATCTCCGACATATCCTGCTTAGGAAAAAAAGCCATTGAGCCATCCATAGGGACCTCGTTAGCGTTTATATTTTCAACTGCTTGCACAACTCTGCCGTTAATACCTATTATCTGCTGTGGAATAGTTTGCTGAACTTGTGATTGCTGCATCTGCTCCTGCGGCTGAAATCTCTGGATATTTGCCATAGGATTATATTGATATGCTCCATATTGAGGTACATAATTACTCATAATCGGTTGCTGATAAGGATTGTTCATTGTCTGCCTCCTCTAAAACTTCCTCGATTGCGTGGATAACAAGAGATAATGTCACTAAGTCAAGTTTCTGTAATTCTTCTTTACTCAAGATTTTTTCTCTTACTTCATCAGAAAACATTTGCACTACCTCTCTTTCTAGTTACATTTTTGCATAAAAAAAATCACTTATAGCGACACATAATAGACATATGTGCGACATATAAGCGACAATGCTGAAATTATATAATTGTAAAACGCGATAAATGCGGCATTAGCACTTCCTATATGCTATAGGAACCGCATTAAGTTTGTGCTAAAAATTCTTAAGCTGTATTTCAATATTTCCATTGACAATTACTATCTTGTCAATTATAGTCTTTAGTATCAAGTTCTTTTGTTTCTTGTCGACCTTATCCCAAATGTCGGCAAGTTTTTTTATGTTCTCATAAACAAATTCCTTTTTCTGCGTATTGATTGCGTTTTTGCTTTCAGCAGTAATGTTTAATTTCATTTCTTTAATCTGTGCTTCCAGTTCTTTAATCATTTCTAAGACAGTATCGTTTCCGTCAGCATACAGATTGTATAATCTTTTTAGTTTAATCTGCTCTTTTTCAAGCTGTGATTGCATAATTTCAAGTTTTGTCGCCTTTTCTTTTGGCTTGTAAGATGATAAATCAAGTGATATTTTAAGGATTTCTTCTTCTACTTGCTTTTCTATCTCGTCCGCCCATTCAAGTGAATTATTACAGCTTGCATTATAATTGGGCAGATATGAAAGTGATTTATTTCTTGAACAGCAATAAATCTTGTGCTTTTCACTACCCCATTTTTGATAACGCATTTTGCAGCCGCAAATGCCACAATAACATAATCCGGTCAGTAAATTAGGTTCGGTTATGCAGTAAGTTTTTGCTGAACACCTTGACTTTCTTAGTTCTAATCCAAGATTAAACCTATCTTTATCAAAAACAGGTTCGTGTTTTCCTTGATATATTTTGCCTTTGTAAGGTATCATTCCGATATTTACAACGCCGGTCAAAATGCTTCTAGTAACAAGTTCAGACTTAAAGCCACAAATTTCTTTAATTTTCGCATCTGAATAGCCAGATATGAACAATTCAAGACCTTTTCTTGCCTGTTCTGCACGTTCCGGGATAGGTATTAATATGCCTTGCTCCTTACTGTAGGAATAACAATACGGCAAATTGCCACCACCCATCCAGTAACCCTGCTTAATTCTTTCAAGCATACCGCCACGCATACGCAACATCATAGTATTTTTATCAAGCTGCGCAAAAACAGCCATCATCTGTGTGTATGCCTGCTCCATCGGACTGTCATAATTCACACTATCGTGTACACATTTAAACACAACATTATATTTTTGAAATACTTTTTCAATTAGATATATTCCGTCAATCATATTTCTTGATAATCGGTCAAGCTTAAAAGCAACAACACAACTTACTCTTTTGCGGCTACAATCATTCACAAGTCTTTGAAGTTCCGGTCTATCCATATTTGTACCTGTGTAACCATCGTCAATATACCAATCTGTTATTACAAGCTCATTTTTCCTACAATAATTTTCAATGTCTCTTTTTTGGCTATCAAGTCCATTGCCCTCAACAGCCTGTTTTTCAGTAGATACTCTCATATAAGCAACACATTCCATATATTTTATCTCCTTATAATATAAATAAATGTGCCGCATTTATCACGTTCTACGGCACATTGTAACACATATTTACTTGTTGTCAATTATCTCTGCAATTATCTTTAGTAAGCTGTCTGAAAGAGTTATGTTTTCTGTTTTTACGTCTTCGCCATTTTGAGTAACCCTAATCATTTATAACCTCCAACTTACTTATTTTCTTTTTAATTTTGTTTATCTTGCGATTGACTGTTCTATCACACACGGACAGCCGCATAGCAATTTCTGTAATGCTTCTGCCTTGTGATAGTAACTTGAATATTCTCAATTCTTCTTCTGTAAAATTGGCATTTTTAATTATCTCATCAAGTTCCGGCTTAGTCAGTTCTGAAAACTTCATAAGCCAATCTCCTTATTTAAACTTAATATGTTCTATTCCTGTTTCTTCGTATAACTGATTAACAAGCTCCTCTGCTGTGAATAATCCGTCATTGTAGTTATCTATAAGTACTTTAAGCTCTTTTTGTACTTTTGTTAATCTCTGCTGTCCGAAACCGAATTTATCATGCAGCACCCATAAAATTAATATTAATGCTGATTCAAAATTTTTCTTCTGCTGTTCATTACTAATCCTATTCATCTGAACACGTAACATTTGCTCCTTAAACTTTTTCTGTTCTGACTTACTCATACATACTCCTTATTTATCAAGTATTTTGACAATTTTCTTTATTATTTTTTGTACTGAAACTTGGTTTTGAACATTTTCTTCTAAAACTTTTTGCATTTCTTTCAGAATTAAAGTGTGGATATGCATTGAGTACTCTAATTCTTGTATTCTTTGCATAATTTCATCTTTCTCTTCTTCCATTTGTTCACCGCTTTCTTAAAAATTGATTATCATACCGCCATAAATGCTTGCTATTATCATTCTTAAGGCTTTTACCCCTTTCATAGTCTGTCTGCCAGCATTTCTGACACAACTGTTCTTGCGGTCTGTCAATAGGTTCTCCACAACGATAGCACAAGTAATTTTCTTTGCGATATTCTTTTATATTCTGCCTATTTTCAATTCTTTTTCTGTGGATAGCATTATCTTTGCTCTGACATACAAAACACTTCGCTTTACCCTTAACAGCTTTAGCCTTTCCACATCTAACACATGTGCCGGTTTTCTTGCGTTCAGCGTATAAGTTTCTTGAATACCGTTTAAACGCTTCGTTGTTTTGTCTTCGCTTATCATCACTTATTGGGTGACTGGCTCTGTATTCTGCTTTCTTAGCTAAACATTCCAGGCATATCTTTTCTTCGCCTGCAAGCTTATTTTTACGGCATTCCGGACATATCCTAAGCCATCTACATAATTCTCTAGTTTCTCTTTGATAAGCTGTATGCTTTTCTTTACATTCTTCGCAATAAAAGCCTTTTCTATCAAGTGGCTTGCCACATTTAGGACACAATCCATTATCTCGGCGATAATTATATAATTTCTTCTGTGGACTAATTGGCGTTGTTTCCACTAAAAATCAACCTCTCATTCTGTCAATTCTATCTTGTACTTCTTTAGGTGCTTCAATATATTCTTCTGCGTTTGTATTTTGACCGATAAGGGCATTTTCTTTAATTTGTAATGTATTTATATCTCTTTGGAATTTTTGCTCGATTTGAGCCTTATACGAATTTGCATTCGTCTTTTCGATAAGTGATTTAATATTGTCCGGCATACGATTTATTTCATTCGCACGCTTAACAACTGTTTCATATGTTCTTAAGAAATTCGATTGTATTACTGTTTCTATCGTCTGATAATCTGATGTCGCCCAGTTTTTAAGGTTGTCTGGCATACCAACCGCTTGTCTGACAAGTGGTGGTAGCTTGTTAAATTCTTCAACTGCCCCATATGTGCCATTCCTTAATGATTTACTGACTAATCCCCAAGCTGTCATTCCGTCAAGTTCCTGCAGTTGTGATATAGTCTGTATTTTACCTATCAACTGTCCTATACTTGGGGCAAATCCGCTTATATCGGAGTTGATGTATGCTTTAAGTGCGACTGATACTTGTTCATAACTGTAATTTTCCAACATCATATTCCACACTTCTACTGTCTCGGATAGGTTGTTAGGCTTGTAGTTAGGGTAGCAATCACATATAATGCGGATAATTTTAACTGTTTCTTCTCTTGTCAAGCGTTGCTACCTCCTGATTCATATAAAATTTTGATACCATCTGCGTCTACATTTGAGCTTTTATTTACTATGCTTCTAAAAATATCCACATAATCACAATTACCCAAATCAATAGGGCAATTATCTAATATATTTAATATATCTTCAATAACTGCTCTTTCACTATCATTAACTGTGATTTCGTAAATTGTATCTGAATACATAATTTTTCTCCTTTACACATTATCCCAATCAATAGCACCCTTATTGAAATTCTGATTGCCTTGTTTATTAGAATTATCTTCTTTCAACTCGAACAAGCCTTGCCAGCAATGGTCTACTGACTGATTAAGAATTTTAATGGCTAAGTCATTATCTCCGCCTGATAGCTTTTCAAGGGTATTCATAGCCCTATGCAATGCCTTGTCAGTGCATATAGGTTTTTTAATTCTCTTGCGCATTGTCACATACTCGTTAAATGCTTCATCAAGTAATTCATCATCTGGATAATAACTTTTCTTTTTGGATATTACGTTAGTAATATCTTTTTCTATATTCTTATCTTCTTTAATTTCTTCTGTTCTTTCATTCTTACTTTCTTTTAATATAGAGTTTGTTAATAGAATGTTATCTGTTTGTTGATTGTTTGTTAAGTTGCTTGTTATTTGTTTGTTATCTTGCTTGTTATCCGTTTGATACAAATTGTAGTTAACCACAGTAAATATCGTGAATTTGTTTGTTGCTTTGCTTGTTATTTCGCCTGTTAATTGTAAGTGCTTTAGCGAGGTACGAATTTCCATTACAGACAAATTAGTTTCTTTTGATAATTCAGATATTGAAGAGGGGAAAGACCCTCTTTCAATTATCTTGCCTTTATAATTTCCGTCTTTCCAATAGGCACTTATCAACATATACATAAAAAGTCTGAATGTATTAATATCGCTCCACCATTCCCACTTTAAAATCTTTCTGTCAATTTTAATAAAGTTACCTGCCATAATTACCTCTTCAAGTTCTGTCACACTGTTACTTCACTAAATCGTTGATATTAACTCTGAATCCGTCAAATTCCTTACCTTTACTCTTGATGTAAGCTGTTGTATCAAAGAACATCAAGTTACCCTCTCTGTCCGTTGCCATACTTACACCATTTCTTGTAAGACTGCCTTTGAGTAGGTCAAGTAAAATCTGTATTTCCTGCTTTGCTTCGTCTTTCATTATTTACCTCTCCATATTTCTTCATCAAGAATATATTGCCTGATAAATCTATCTGCGTACTGTGGGTGTATCATTGACCTTGCTGTCTTTCGACTCACATTCTCATTGCCTTTTAATTTCTTAAATCTTACAGCTTCAACATAATCAAGTGACTCAAAAATAAAGTTGTTTTTCGGTTCACAGTTAATAAAGAAAAATTGTGTCGGCTTCTTCATAGAATCTCCGTTTTTTGTTCGGTCTTTATCTATCAATTTAGGTTGAATGCACCAATATTGCTTTAAATAATGTTGTGCTGAATACGGATTTTCGATTATCATATGCAAGCCTTTTCGCAAACAAACAATAGTCATTTTAGAAATCAAAAGATACAACTCTGTCAATTCTTCCTGCATTTTAATTGTGTATTCCAATTTCTGCTCTTCGCTCCAATTCCGCTGTGTGTTGCACTGACACCTGAAATGCAACATTATCTGGTCTTCAAATCTCACGCAAGGAAAAAACGCAAATATCAAATCATCAGGGCTTATCTTATCAAACAAACTCGGCTCACCTTGATACCCCCTTTCTATCTCTTTAAAAAGGTCAGTAACATAGTCAGTTTCGTTAAATTCATTCTGAATATCATAGTCATAGGCTTCAATTCCATACTTTTTGAAAGCATTCTTGAATGTTCCTGACTGTTCAAATAAACAATGTACTATCATACTGTATCTCCTATAAAATCACTTATATTCATTTGACTATCCTTTTCAAATACAAGCATTTCATTCTTGGCACGCTCGTAAAAGTTTCTGTCAATCTCGAATCCGTATGCACTTCTGCCAAGCTCTGCGGCGGCTCTTAGCGTGCTGCCACTGCCGCAACAAGGGTCAATAACTACATCTCCCTCGTCTGTAAAAATCTCAATCAGCTTTTTAAGGACTGCTACAGGCTTTTGCGCCGGATGAATTTTCGGTACATCTTTTCCGTCTTTCTCCCACATCATATATGAACCATTGTTATAGTAAGTTCTGCCCCATTCCGCTTCATTACCGCCGTCAAACCAATTAAACACCATATGCCCTGTACCTCTGATATTCTTTCCGTTTTCATCAATCTGCAAGCCATTTCTGAATTTCGGTAACTTATTTCGGTACAGTACAAGTGCATATTCCGTAGCACCTACGATACGCATATTTGCTTTAAGCACCTGTGGACTGTAATTTTTACAGAATACAAGCGGTATGTAATTGACAAATCCGTGTTTCTTTGCGGCGGCAATCAATGTTGATAACTGTTCAAACGAACAAAATACAATCATACAAGGGCTATTACTGCTTCTGCCCCTTGCGATAGGTTTTGTATCTTCTTTCTTCAACATCTTTGAGCAAAAATGGAAGTATTCATACAGATTAAAATTAAAATCTGAATTGAAAGCCGCCTTTTTCGCAAGTTTGCTTTCTCCGTTCTTATTATCGCCGCCGTTGTACCACATAGGGTTACTGCCATAGAAGTTGTTTCCGACATTATAGGGAACATCTGCTATAATCAACTGTGCTGGCGGTATCGCATATTTCTTGTAATTCTGCATTGAATCACGATATATCTCACATTTAATCTTCTTTTTATACATTTTAAATCTACCAAAAGGAAACCTCGGTTTTATGTGCGCACAACCTATTCCTTTCTTTGATTTTTAGTTAGTTGTCTTCTTTTCTCTTAAAATCTTCACAAGACACTGTTTTACTGCAAGCATAAAAATCTGCCCCAAACGGATTTCTTGTTCTCAAATAGCCAAATTTGCAAATACTGCAAAAGTCACTTCCCTCATTGCTTTTACAATCATTAGGTTTATTTTCTTTCATTTCATCAAGTTTTCTATTCATACAGTCATTATCTCTAGTAAGAATATCTATCTTGTTCACAAGACGATAATATTCTTTATTACTTAAAATCTTCATTCTGAATCACCCACTTTCTCAAAAGGAACTCCTCTTAAATGCTCATCAAGGTCTAATTCCGTTCCATCAATATTTCCATTCAGCTTGTTTTGGCAATGACACAATAGTATTTCAAGGTCGCAAATTCTACCTGCCCTATACTCACTTCTTACGAAGTCAAGAACTCTTTTTGCGCTTTCCATCCTGTACTTTACTATCTTTGAATTGTACTCAAGTCTTATATCTGCAATTTCTTTTTCATGCCGTCTAATTTCAGCTAAATCACACTTGCAAAATTCATAATCACTAATAAGTTTTTCCTTTGTATCTCGTGCGATTTCTTCTGCTGTATAGCCTTTAATTTCGCTCATTCGTTCCTACCTTCTTTCAATATATCCATAAACTTCTCATACTGCTTCTGTGATACCTTATTATTAGCCTTATCCGCTCTCAATTCGATTTTAAGATGTTTTTCTGCGATAGACGATAATTCCCTCGCTAACGCCTTTTTGCCTTGCTGTATGCCTTGCATATAGCCTTTAGGTGCTTTTCTCTCGCCTATTAAACCACTAGCACGATTTTCTCCTTGACCGCCTAAACTGACATTTCTAAGCTGATAACCTTTATCGGCATATAACTTGATGTAATACTTCTCTTTTTCGTCAAGCTGACTTTCGGGGAAATTCAGAAATTCAACTCGCCAACCATAAGGGTTTTTCTCTTTGTCATACAGCTTGTGGCGTTTCAAACTAAGGTCTATGTGCTGTTCGTAGCCTACAAGGTGGCTTGCCAATCTACTAAGTGTATGTACCGCCTGCCCGATATACGCGTACTTAAATCCGTTTTCATCTTCTCGGAGTAAGAAGTATATCCCACTTTTATCATTCAGTTTTGGATTCAGCTTCAACAGTCGCTTTTTATTTTCCTGTTCTATTGCCTTGGCTCTTGCTATGTTCTGATAATTCAACTGTTATCACCCGCCTTTAGCTGTTCTGCAAGCTCTTCTAGCTTAAACATATCATCAACAAAGATAAACCCTGCATCTTCAACAGCCTTTGCAAAATCGTCAATAGCCTTATTTCTTACATCATCAGCTGTTACAAACTCACAGTTAAAAGTACTGCAAGCTCCTGTAGTATGATGTATACATTTATCGCAATCTCTATCCATTAATTCCACCTGCCTTTATTATCTTAATTGTCCTTTCTAAGCCTCTTTGAAAACTATCATCATATTCTGCATCAAGGCAAGGACTTACCTCTTTAACATACCTGTTAAAATCTGCATATGATAACTTTCTCTCCTCTTCCAGTTGCTCCACAACCTTATCTACATCATAGGCTGTTGGCTGCTCATCAATTTCATCTATAATGCTATTAGTAACATCATAGGCTGTCAGATATCCGCAAATTGCTTCGTTTTCTGCCCTGTCTTTCAATATATTTATAATGTTATCTGCATCAATCAATCTCATCCTTCATCACTCCAATCTAATTTTTGACCGCAATTCATGCAATGAAAGTAGAAAGTCTTATTATCAGCCGGTATTCTGTCTGTTAAAATTTCTCCACATGTTGGACAGCACAAGTACTCCTCTTCCAAATCTTCAAAATACTGCTTCATGATAGGTTTCTTGGGTATCTGTTTTTCAAGTGCCTGTATTGCCACATCTAAAGCCTCGGCTCTCTTTTGCGGAATAATACCGCCTCTCGGTCTTATTTTATGTAATTCCTTAATTGCTTCACTTTCTTCCATATTATCCCTCACTTTCTTCTGACCAATCTATTTTCTGACCACAATTATCACAATATTTCTGCTTATCAAATAAACCTTTCCCATTGCAACAAGGACATAAAGCAAATTCTTTATCTTCTGTAAAATCCGGCTTCCTTGCTATCTGCTTTTTTCTAGCTTCAATCATACTCTTAAATGTAAATCCTCTCTTAACGCATTCATCTTCAAACTGCATATAGTTTTCAAGGACTTCTGTTGTCATTTTGCGGTCAGATAGCTTCTTGATTGTTTCAAGTGCCTGTACAATTAATTCTATATTTTCAAGTGGGATGTTATACAATGCTCTTATTTCATTACATCCCATTGATTTAGCTTCTTTAAGAACTGCTGCATAATCATTAGCTAACTGTTTTATTTTGTCTTTCATAACTTGCACCTCTTTAATTAAATGGTAATCCCTCGTCAGCTACATTGTCTGGAATTGACATAAAGCTGTCTGAACTAGCATTACCGCCCATAATTCCATTGCTATTATTATTCTGCTGATTAGCACGACTTTCACAAAATTCATGTCTTTCAACTACGCAATCATTAGTGTAGACTTTCTGTCCGTCTTTGTTAGTGTAATTGCCTGTCTGCCATCTGCCCTCAACGATAATCTTAGTTCCTTGGTGTAAATACTTCTCCGCAAACTCTCCATTCTTACCAAATGCGATACAGTTAATAAAGTCTGCTGCCTGTTCACCCTCTTTCTTAAAAGCTCTGTCAACGGCTAATGTGTATCTTGCTACAGCCATACTTCCGTTTACTGTCTGTGAATATCTAACATCAGCATCCCTAACAACTCTCCCCGAAATTATCACTTTATTCATATTTTTTCCTCTTGCTTTCTGAAATTCGTTTTCTAGTTTCTTCACTTCTTTTTTGCCCTGTATGATGATATATTGTGTGTGCTGAATTTGTCATCATACATAAATTTTCAATTCTGTTATCATTTTTTATCCCGTTCAAATGATGTATGCAACAATTTCGTGGCACTTCTATTCCTGTGGCTTTTTCATAAACTACGATATGTTCCATAACGTACCCGCCTTTATCTGCTCTTTTATGTTCCGGCATTAATATTTGTATATATCCTTTACTTGTTCTCCTAACACCGCCATTCCAATTACTAGCATTTTTACCACTTTTAGCCTTTGACCTGTTCAAAAACTTAATTTCTTCATCTCTCTTTAAGTTAAGCGAATAAGCTTTTTTTATAGATTGCCAAAAATGTTTTATTAGGAAATAAGGCGATTAATTCATCATTTGTTGAGCAAGAATATTTATCTTTTAATAAAAGGACTTCCTCCTCACTCCATTTGAAATTCATAGTCATTATCTCCTTTCTAAAAAGGGCACTCATTAGGATTAACAAGTAGCCATTCCTTGTTACGCTCTGCAACATCCACATTTGCCCCACGAGCAACTTTTTTCATCTTCTCGATAAAACTATCTCTATCAGAATTTTCACTTGATAGATGGCACATTATGACGTTCTGTAAGCTGTCTGAATAATTTGCCTTAACAAAATCACAAGCTGTGCCAATACTTAAATGACCTCTGAAAACGTGATTAGCTCTGCCTGTGTTATCCCTGTCGATTAAATCCTTGTCATAATTCACACCTAAAAGGATATGATTTATGTCTTTAAACTTCCACTTGATTAATTCACAATCGGTTATGTAAAGCATTCTCCCCATTTCCTTGTGAGTAATCAGAAAGCCGTATATCGGACAAGGTTCGCCATTTGCGTCTGTGTGTGTCCAATTTCCGTCTATTGTTGTTAAATCAAAAGGTTTTACTGTAAATCCGCCCATATTCATTGATTTACAGCTATTGCCTAAATATGGGGCAAGTATTGGTATTCCCATAGGCTTAAAATCGTTTAATGACCTCGAATGGTCGTCAATAATGCTCGTGTGAAATAAGGCAACCTACTATATTTTTTACATTCCAATCACACATCTTTTTTATGTCTTTAATCCCCATTCCTACGTCAAGAATAAGTGTTTCGTTTTGCGACATAAGAGCATAAGAATTTCCTTTACTTCCAGTTCCGCAACATTTCAATTTGAGCATTACATCACCTCGCTTTCTTTTTCAAACTTCCACACATATCCACCGGCTTGTTTTCTCACGCTTCCTTTGCTGTTATAAGGTTCTTTATTTGCAACTTGTAAAATATTTCTTCCACAAATACCAGTATTTCTGCTTGCCTCCATTGCATTGCAATAAGAATTGATAAATTCTCCGTTTAATGAGTACTGGATGATTTTTCCTTTCTTAAACCTCTGCACATTTCTCTTTTCTTTCTTGCTTCTTCCGGAAATAGCTCTGCCTTGGTTATAAGCAATCATTCCGTCTAATATATGAGGATTTTCCATCAAAGTTAGCCTTTTATGTTCAATTCCACTGAGAATTTGCAAATTACTAGCACAATTATTCTGCTTGTTCCCGTCTATGTGGTGTACTTCATATCCATTTGGAATTTGTCCTATGAAAGCCTTTGCAACTGCAATATGGACTCTAATGGTTTTAACTTCTTTGTTCCTGTCTGTTGCCCTAAAAGATAAATACCAACCATTTTTATTGTTTGTTTTAACGAACTGTCCTCTACTATCTTTCCAAAAGCTCTTAATTAAACCGCTATCAGAAATTGCATATAATCCCTCGTAGCCCTTTATCCATTTCCAAATGTTTCCATCATTAATAAAATTAGTAAGTTCGCTTTCTTTAACGTCTATCCCTGCCCTCTTTACTGGGATTATTCCTTTCTCCAATAGCTTGTCATATTCTATGAGCTCATTTAAATCTCTGGAATAAAAATGTAGTCGTTTTCCGTTGACGTATCTTCTTAGTATATATGATTTTCCAACTTTAGATATTCTTGGATAAATACTCAATTAAACCACCACTCCTTATCCACACATCACGTCCACAGCATCTTTTATGTGCCAATTCAAGCCTTTTTTGATATCCTTAATCGGTATTCCACAATCAAGAATAAGTGTTTCTCCACTGTTGGAAGTTAGGGTGTAACAATTACCTGTACTTCCTGTGGCTATACAATGCAATCGCATATTCTTCTCCTTTACTCACTACTTCGCAAAAACAATAATAATTTTTCTGTACAATCAGCACAAAGGTCATATCTATAATCTACATATGAATAGCCATCTGGATTACCATAAAACATTGAATGAAAGCACAGTCGATTTTCTTTTTTGATACCATATTTAAAATATCCAGCCCATTTAGACAAACTGTACTCAAAAGGCTTTCCACATCTATCACATTTACGGATTTCTTCAACTGACATACTTATACCTCGATTTCATCATCCTGTGGGAACTGAAAAACTTCCATATTGATGTATTTTTTAAGGATGTCTTTGAACTCTTCCGGCTTTAATGATTCTTCCATATGCTTGCATGTGCCACTTGCAAGAGCTTTTATAATTTCAATTCTCGAATATTGCTCTCTCAGAATTTCCATAGCCTTAATTGCCTTTTCTTTGGTGGAATAGGTTGCTATAAGACTGTTCAGAAACACTTCCGGTGGCTCTGCGACATTTTTAACTGCAACAATTCTAAAATTCCCGCCACCACTATTTAATATTGAAAAAACAAAATTTTCATATGGAACATCCGTTGTTCCGTCCTGTGAAATTACTCTCATACTCAATCTCCTATTCTGCCTGCATAAATGGTGGTAATGTGCTATCTTCTGTCTGTTCTTCGGTTACTTCTGTGGCTGTACCCTCGATAATGTCGCTTTCTTCAAAATCAACGCTATTTGCGTTCTGTTCAATGTCGTAAGCAACATCCTGTTCAAGCATTTTATCGTGGCTGATTTCCTCATAATCCTCATTTTCATTACCACTATGAGAATTATTGATATATTTAAGAAGCCTATTCTTAACAGTTTTCATAGCCATCTGGTCAGCAAATTTCTGATGAGCGCCATTGCCATTCTCTTTGTAGCCATATCCCTGTTTCCAAGCCTGTTTAATCTGTGCAATGGTCATAACTTCTGATATTTTCTCTCCGTCATCCATAACAGCTACCGCATAAGCGCCAACAATCTTGTCATTGTCGATATTCTCAAAACTCTGTTCGTGGCAATCAATAATTGTTTTTGCGTCCTCTTTGTGGTACTTGAATACATCCCCTTTATAAATGACCGCTGCGTTAATGTCTTTAAGTCCGAATCTCCTTGCTATACAAGTGTTTCCATACACTGACTTCTGACACTGTAGCTTGCCGCCATAAGCAACTGGGTAGCACTGTTTCTTCTGCATTGAAAGTCCGTTCGTAACCATTTCAACAAGTGCATTCTCAATACTTGCCCTTGTGCAACTCTGTAATACAGGCTTCTTATTCATATCTACTGTGTCCTGTAAAATCAGCATTGCCGACATAAACTCGTTTGTGTAGTTGTAATCTTTAGGGAATGTCAAGCCGAATTTCTCTTTTTGCTTAATTTTAACAACCATTCCCTCTGTAAAATCTTTTGCTACAAGCTCTCTGCTTTCAGCTTCTTTCTTTTCCACAACTGCCGTATTCTCTGCCATAATTATTCCTCACTTTCTACTGTCTTCTTAATTCTTCAACTAACTTCATCAGATTTAAAACAGTATCTTCTAACTTGGTAATCCTACTATCTAATTCCCTGTACTTAGATGTACTTTCGGACACTTTTTCAAATCTTTCTAGTTCAAAATCTTCCTTACGAATGTGTGATGATAAAGCTATAATCTGTTTCCATATATCTTCATAAAATGCACCGTATGTTGTATATTCATCAATCTCAAACCGGACTTTATCAGAATATGAATTAAATCTATTTTCCGCCTTTGCGATAAGACTTGAATTCATATTATTAGCATTAAGCATAGCTGTTACGCTTGTAGTATTTTGCTCTTTTGCAA